CATGCCTGGTGCGCTGGCTCACGTCCCTGGGGGCCAGCGAAGCCGCCGACACGGCCAGCTTCGACGCGCGGGTTGAGTGGTTCGGCAGCCTGGCTGTCTCTGAAGCCAGCGACAGTGCCGCGCTCACTGGCACGGTCAGCTGGGGCATCGACCTGATCGGCAGCCTGGTGGCTGTCGAAACTGGTGATGGTGCAAGCCTTAACGGCCAGGTCACCGGCATCGCTGGTGCCCTGGTGGCCAGCGATGCTGCAGACACTGCTGCAGTCAATGTCCTGGTGCGCTGGCTCGGCACCATGGCCGCCAGCGAAGCTCGTGATGCAGCTGCACTCACTGGCACAGTGCGCTGGGTTGCCAGCCTGGCTGCCACTGAACCTGCGGACACCTGCAGCAGTTCAGGCCTGGTGCGCTGGGTTGCTGTGCTGGCTGCGAGCGAAGCAGCTGACAGTGCAGCCTTCAATATCGGCGTGCACTGGGTCGGCACGCTGGCTGCCAGTGAAGCTGCAGACACCGCTGAACTGGTCGCTACCACCGGCTGGTCCGGCAGCATGGCGGCCACTGAGCTGGCCGATGGCTCTGAGTTCATTGGCCTGGTCGGCCTGGATGGTGAGCTGCACGCGACAGAGGAACGCGACGTTCCGCTGTTCTCCACTTCGCTGATCAATAACGGCTACCTGGTCGCAACTGAAGCAGCAGACTATTGCCGCTTCACTGGCGGCCGCATCCAAATCATCGACGGCATCGGCCAGCGTGTGGTGTTCGATTTCATCGGCCAGGCTGCAGAGCTGGAGTTCACTGGCAAGCGCGAGACACCAGACGAGCTTGAGGGTGAAGCTGCAGAGCTGACCATGATCGGCAAGCGTGCGGCGCCGACGCAGTTGACAGGGAGGCAATCATGAATCGCCACACGGTGGTCGGCGCGACAGCAGGTGATGACTGGGAAATTCGCGTGACGTTGCTGGATGCTGATGGCCAGCCCATCAACTTGAGCAGTACGCCGCCGATCCTCTGGACGATGCTCAGCAGCCAGGGCAAGCGGGTGATCGAGGCCGATGAGGTGAGCGTTGCGATCACGGATGCCGTGGCAGGGCGCTGCTCAGTGTTCGTGCCAGCTGCAGTGACCACGCGCCTGACCAGCGGGCTGTACACCGATTCACTGCGCCTGGTGATGGGCGGAATCTCCTCAACCATGCTGAGCGGCGACTGGAACGTGATGACTGATCCGTTCGGCCTGCAGGCATCTGGAGTGCAGTTCAAGCCTGCCACTGTCATCACCCTGCATGGGCGGCCAGCCGCGCGAGTGGTGACGCGATGAGCTGCAAGAAATGCGAGGAGCGCCGACGCGCCATGGCTGCAGCTGCAAAGCGCGTGGCCCTGGCATTGCGCCAAAGGATCAAGCCTATGTCTGGTAGCAGACACGTCGCCAGGTAATTACGTCCTCCTCCTGGTGGCGAATCCCCGCCTGCCCCCGCTTCGGCGGGGGCTTTTTTTATGCGGGTGGCCTCGACATCTAACCGCCGTTGTTATTGGGTTCGACCAGCTTCAATATTTTGCTTGGCGTGGTGTGCAGGGCCTTGGCGAGTTTGAACAACATCGAAACCGTAGGAGACTTTAGACCGCGCTCCAGCAGGCTGACATAGGTGCGGTGAATCCCGGCGCGGTCTGCCAGTTCCTCTTGGGAAAGTTCCTGGTCGCGCCGAAGTTTGGCGATGATTTTTCCGAGCGGTTTGGCCACTTGGTTCACGCTCCCAAATGGTGAGAATGCTGACCGAAGGACTACAGACTAAAGAGCGCGAAATGTTGACTATAGTATGAGATTTTGTTCATGATGCCTGGTCGAAGGGGGGCATTTAACACCAGATCAAGGTGCAAGGAGGATGCAATGAGGCTTGAACCACAGCACGGCCAGGGAGCCGTGTGCGCACGCTTATTCATCGAAGCATTTGCTGAAATCAGTTTGATCTACGGACGCCGCAGCAATCCAGGAATGACGTTCAACAATCTGCTGGTCGCGATGGTGATCTACGCCAGGGCTGACAAGAAGCAGCCCGAAGTGACCATCAGAGAAATTGCCAAAAGCAGCGGCCTTGCCCGCACCAATGTCGAGCGGATCATTGGTGACCTGGTGCGCGAAGGTCTGATTTTGAGAAACGGCAACAAGCATCGCAGCTTCAGCTTTGTTTCCAATCCGGCCTGGGCGAACCACCCGAAATGGGAGGATCAAACCAAACAGATTCGCGGCATCGTGCTGCGTGCGGCCAATGAACTGCGCGAGGTGTGGGGCATCGTCTGCGTGGCTCTCTGTGTGTTCTGACCATGGAGGAGTACGAGCCGACTCTGGCCGACCATCTGATCCAGGAATATTCGCGCAACAAGATCAGGCGCGTGATGGACCAGAAGGGCTGGGTGGCCAACACTATCGCGAGCGCCCGCAAGTTTCGCCTCGATGAAGCCATGTCGGGCTTCCTGGCAGACCTTGGCCATGGTCTGCCAGCGATTGCGCGCTTCAACGAAAAGCGCATTGGCGAAATCCTCAGCTACCATCGCAGGCTGGCATTCCCTCCGCACTCCAACACCTGGATCGAATACGACTGGAAGGCCTCGGCCAGGCGCGGCAAGGAGCAGTGGGGCGTGCCAGAGAGCCATGGAGTCAACGGGCCGTTGACGCACATGGGCTGGCTGCTGCTGCGCCACCCGAAAGCTGACTGGGCCGTCATGGCAGTGGGGGCAGCACGCTACGAGCAGGAACTGGAAGGCGTGCCGCGCTCCTGGGTGTCACCAGTTGCCATGATGTGGTCAACGACAGACGAGGTGCCGCCCTGGCCATCACTGCTCGGCCCATCATCTGCCAAAACCAAAAAGGAAGGCGGCAGCCTGTTCTACAATTCGGCTGGTGACATGGTGCTGGCAGTTACCCGCGCGCCATGGCTGAATGACAGGCAGCTGGAGCAGTTTCGCAAGGATGGCTTCCTGCAGGATGCAGCCGATAATGCGGTCTATTCGATACGCTTCCTGTGGGCACTGCTCAGCGCCATCAATGACGTGCCGCATCGTCGTCGCCTGGTCATGCCAGGTGGCGGCCGCATCGTTGCTGGCAAGCAGCGCCCCTTCGTTCGGCACACTGTCCTCGAATTGAACCTGCCGAAGGAAGGCACCAGGCTGGCTCATGCGCGTCGGATCCTCCGCGCCGCCAGACGGCGCGGGCGTGAGCTGGTGCGAGCACACATGCGCCGCCATTGGATGTTTCCCGAAAACCCGCTGTGCGATCACGACAATGGCGCGGCCTACCAGCCCTTGGAAGGCTCGGACAGCATGTTCGAGTGCAAGCGGTGTGGTGGGCGCAAGTTCAAAATCCCTGAACATAACCGAGGCGATGCTTCAATCAGCTATACCATCCACGATTACAACGTGACCCATCACAAGCGAAAGCGAAAGCGCCATGAGACTAACCATCGACGCCGCGATCCCAAATGAACTGGTGCAGAACTTTCTGCAACACATTCGCGAGGCTGCTTGGTGCAGGCTGAAGGCCCCCAACGTGTCATCCGGCACTAAACAGCCAACGGGTGACAGCCAATGAGAGAACGGTCGTGGCTTTGGTACGGATATTTCGAGGGCTACATCGGCGGGTATGTTCCGCCAGACGGCTTCATTGCAACGCTGCTCTACCGGATAGGAAACCGATGGGGCCGAATAAAACGGCGCATTGAACATCCAACGGGTGACAGCCAATGAGAGGATCAGGATACTTGAGCGTTTGGCTGGGCGTGGCCGTGGGCGTCACGCTGTATCAGATAACTAAGGTCGCCCTCGGATGGCAGGCAAGCATAGACGATGCTTTGGCTGCGATGTACTGGACCGGAGCGGCTTTGTGGATACACAAAAGCAGGCCCATTAAACAGCCACATGGCTGACGATCTGACCGTGCCGGAAGGACTCACGTTCACCGTGAGCAATCTCAAACCCACCAACAGGTTTCTGTTTCAGGGCGACAAGGGCACCGTTGTGATCGACATGAACACCGGCACCGTGACGCACGAAGGCTACACGCCGGACGAAGCCGCGAAGGTCTTTTGGGATTACGTCGAAAAATATCTAAGGAGCAAAACATGACTAAGCACAGACTTACCTTTGAGCGCACCACACACGAGCGCATCACCATCGAAGCGGACAACGAAGGGCTCACCGAAAGGGCAGTGGTCGGCTGGGCCCAGTTCGGCGGCTTGGGCCGCTCGCCGCTCGACGGCGACGAATACAAGTCAGCCGAGCGCATCAAGAACTCGTCGCCGTGGAAGCTGGTCAGCGCCGAGCCGCCGCTGGCCACGGAGCAGAAGACGAAGCGCAAACCGCGCCCGGCTGGTCTGTGATGGCGATCGGTCCGGGCAAGTACGATGACCTTTGCACCATGGTGCGCGAGAAGGCCGAAGCTGAAGGCGCGATCGTGATCGTCTTCGGTGGCAAGCGCGGTAGCGGCTTCTCGTGTCAGGCCGATCTGGAAGCCACGCTGCGGCTGCCGGACATTCTGGAAAGCGTCGCCAAGCAAATCCGCGAGAGCGGGTCGGTGTGATGCTGAAGCACGCCGCCAACTGTTCGGCGTGGGCGATCGGCAAGCAGCAACGCAACGGTTTCCATGTCCGCCGCGTGGTCTGGGGCCTGTTCATGGCGTTCGAAGAATGCCGACCTGACGAGCAGGTCCGGGCGGCGACCATCTTGGTCGAGAAGCAATTCAAACGACGACGACGTTCAACTTGAACGCGCGCCGGTTTTCTGACCGCTCGAAAATTATTTCATCAACGACTTAGCGCGATAATCGCGACCGCGCGCGTTGAACAATTCGGCGCGGCTCGAACACAACCAAGAGCGAAAAGTGTACGCAGTGTCGCACCTTTGACCCGCTAACGACGCGGGTCGATTCCGCAAAACCGCGTCGGGTTGCATCTCGAAAAGCCCTTCATTCCGAAGTTGGCATTTCCAAAAAATTCCGAATTCACTTTTTTTGTCAGCGGCAAAATTTTTGGAATCGATGCGTTTTCGAAGCGCGACTCCGTGACGTGATAGAATCCTCTCACGTTGATCGATCTGCAACTCGGTCAGCGGGCTGTTTGAAATCGTCAAACCAATGGAGAACTCTGATGCCCGAAAAGTATCAGTCGGTGAACGGCGCGTGGCCGGACGGGACTCGCGAGGGTCGCGATCTGAAGCCAACGTCGCAAGAAGCTCTGGCCGGTGCCAAGCGTCTCTATCGCGTCGCGATGGGGAAGTCGTGGCGAGGTCCGACGAAGCTAGTGACAGGCCGGAAACGAACTTGGATTCGGTACGGCGTGTTGCTTGTGAACCCGGACGAAGGCGGTGGCCTGCTCAAAAGCGTCAAGCTGATGGGCGGCAAACCCTACGTCCGAAACGGCGGCGGCTGGCACGAGATCGTGCATTCGATCTCGCATCTGGCAGCACGTCGGCTCTACGGCGAAGCGCACGGTCCACGCCACGCTTGGATCGAGCGGCAGCTTATCAACCACGTCGTCTCGAATGGATGGCTGGAAGGCAAGCTGAAGCGCCCGGAGAAAGTCGCCGAGCCCGGCGATGATGTCCGCGCCAAGCTCGTGTCGATCGACGCCAGAGTGAAGCGTTGGCACTCGAAAGCGAAGCGCGCCACCGCACCACCTGGAGGTGCGCTGTCAGGCAGACAGATTTCACCCCCATGGGTGAAGGTGTGATCGCCGAGTTGGAGCGTTGACAACCCGCGTACCAACTCGAAGCGGCCCGCCGTGCCCCCCAAAGGCAAACCCGAAAGCAGCGGCGGGCCGCTTTAGGCTTTCTCCAGCGGCGGAACGTAGGGATAGCGTGCAGCCAGTACGCTCAGCGGGCTGTTCAGCTCCTCATCGGTGATCGTTCTGATTTGCGTGTGCGGCGGATCAAACTCGCCACTGGTCAGCGGTGTGGTGTTGAAGGGCCGATGCTCAGCCTTCCAGCAGGTTGCTGGGCCGTATGGGTTTAGACGCCAACCGAAGAACGGCATCACTCTGGACTCCAGTAGTCTGGATCGCGGATTGATTCGATGTGTAGCGGGTGAGCCAACACCCAGGTTTTCAGATCGTCGTCCCAGTAGGCCCGCACGCCGAGTGGGAAGCGCAGCGGAATGCGAACTGTGGTGCCATCCTTCGGCGCAGTGTCCATTGGCTTCCAGGTGATCATTCAGCACTCCTTTCCGCGTGAGTTCAGCGCCTTGCACAGTTCTGATCGGTTATCGAAACGGAAGCGGTCAGACGCAGTTGAGCAGCTGGCCAGCAGCAGCAGACTGAGCAGCAGCCAGGCCCGCATCATTCCGGCTGCTCCCGCGCCTCCAGCTCCTGCAGTGTCTGCAGCACGCTTTCCATGATGCGGATAAGTTCAGCCGCCTCGCTCATGCGCAGCTTCCCGATGTGCACCTGGTGCGGATACACCTCGCGCCGCTTCCTGATTTCGCGCTGCACCTCCATGATCTGCATGCGCAGTGAGTGTTTCATTTCGGCTTCTCGATTTCTTGGGAGGCGGCCTGCAGCAGTTCTGCAATCCGGCCCAGTTCAACCGAGATGCTGAGGACGCCGGCGAGCAGCAGGCGGTCCTTCAGCTCCAGCTTCTCGAACCACTCCAGTTCGTTCACTGTCAGCTCATCGAACGTGCTGCTGATGAAGTGGCCGATGCTGACTGGAATATCGGGGTCGTCGCGGTCGATGCTCATGCTTTCCCCCTCACGTCTGCTTGACCTTCAAATCGCCTCAGCTGCTCCTTCAGCAGCACGATCACATCGGCCCGCTTGGCGTTGCTGATGTAGTTGGCGCGACCGTCAAAGCCTTCAAACGGAAACACCATCAGGCAAAAGCCCCAGGTCTTTTCCTTGGTGTTTATGTTGAGCGCGCTGTCGACCACGCGCGCGATCTTGTTCATCGTTTCGCGCACCTCAGGCTGGATTGGCTTGTCGCCAAGCTGTTCGGGTTGTTTCATCGCCTGCACCTCCAGGATGGCCGTCCGTTTCTGGTGAAGTGGATGCGCCCCTTGCCCCGGCAAATGTCGCGCACGCGGGAGCTGTGATTGATCTGCACCTGGCGCACTGGGCTGTCGCTGCCCTTGGTCACCAGAGCTGGCTGCTCGAGCTGCAGCCTGCTGAAGGCATCGGCCGCGATCACGGCCACGGACTGAGCTGGGCGCTGCTGGACCTGGCGCACTGGCGTCAGTTCCGCTGCTGCTGGCCAGCGGTCATCGAAGCGCGGCTGCTGTTCGGGCGGGGTGAGCTGCTGCGGCAGTGGCTGCTGCCATGGAGTTGGCAGCTGGAAATAGATCAGGCGCACCACCACAGGAGGGGGCACAGCGTATGGCTGGCGGCCCTCCAGGTAAGAAATCAGGCTCGCCCCTGTGAGGACACAGGCCAGCAGGAGCGCGGCCACCAGGAGCCTCGCCAGGGCGTCTGGCGTCAGCACAGCGACACCTTATACATACGCACTGCACAGGACCTGCTCCGCCCCTGCACGCCCCGCGATTGGGATGGATTTGGAACAGACGAATTTTTTTTCGTTGATATTGTTGGCGAATTTCGTCTAACGCTTTGCCCTACAAGGGTAAAAGTGACCAGCTCTGTGCCTAGCCTGTGCCCCCTCTGTGCAGGGCTTAACCCCTTGTCCTGCCGATAGAATTTGCCTACATTGGGTCCAGGCCAGGCACCTGCCTGGCAGCCCCACCATTGGGACAGATTGGAACAGAGAGGACCACAAAAATGACGACCACCAGAGAACGCCGCATCCAGAATGACTTTGAATTTCCAGGCAAGCGCCTGCAGCTGATCGTCAGAGCTGGCATGTACACCGCTGCGAAGCTGGCTCCTGGCCGCTTCCTGAAATACCGCCGCAACCTGGGGCAAGGCTCCTGGCTGGCCAACGATCGCACCGCCAAGCCGGAATGGGTCAAGGACCTGGGGCCAGCTGATGACGTGCCAGGTCAGGAAGGCATCAGCTTCGCCAAGGCCTATGAACTGGCCCGCGCTTCCTTTGGCCAGCCTGATGAGAAGGCCGACCAGGCAGGCGCGCCGCAGGATGTTGATGCAGCTCTGCTCACCTACGAAGGCGAGCTGGAGGTGGAAGGTGGCAACACCTACAACGCGCGCCACCCGCGCCAGCACCTGACGCCAGCTCTGCTCAAGACGCAGGTGCAGATGCTGACCAACCTGGGCCTGAAGGATTGGCGCAACGGCCTGATCCGCGCTGGCATGAACAAGCAGACCTTCAACCGCATGGTCGTCGGTCTGGTTCGCGCCTGCAACCTGGCTGCCAAGCACGACAGCCGCATCAAGAACAAGGACGCCTGGGCTGATCTGAAATTCGCAGGCACCAGTGTGGCCCGCAACTCTGTGGTGGCGACTGAGAAGGTGCTGGCCTTCATTGCTGCTGCCTACGAGCGCAACAAAAAGTTCGGCGTCTTCTGTGAGGTGCTGGGCGAGACTGGTGCACGCGCCAGCCAGGTGGAGCGCCTGCAGGTCAAGGACCTGCGCAATGATCCGCGCGAGCCGAAGCTGATGATGCCGAAAAGCTGCAAGGGCGGAAAGAAGCCCAGCAGCAGACAGGCCAAGGGTGAGCAGCGTTATGCAGTGGCGATCTCGGTGGAGCTCGCCGCGCTGCTCCAGGAGCTGAAGGCAGGCAAGAAGGCCAACGACCTGCTGCTGACCCGCGACAATGGCACCGAGTGGTCGTACAACGCCTATCGCCCGCTGGCCATTGAAACCCTGGACCAGCTGGGCATGCGTGAAGATGCTGAAGGTGTGCTGATGTTCATGCGCCACAGCTCGATTGTCCGCCGTCTGCTGGCTGGCGATCCGGCCTATGTGGTGGCTGCTCTGCACGACACCTCCGAGGCGAAGATCAAATCCAACTACGGATTTTTCATCACCGACCACAGCGACCACATCAGCCGCCGTGGCCTGCTGCCGCGAGCTGAGGCCACCAACGTGGTGCAGCTCAGGGCCTAACAATTCAAAGGCTCCAGACTGACAGGGGGCGGGTCCTCATCACCCGCCCCTTTTTTTATTGCCTTGGAATGCCGGAACGAATGACCCTGCAGAGTGGCCAGCTTCACGCCCATGGCCAGGTCCTGAATCTGCCGCTTCAGATCATTGCAGGCCTTGGTGTGGTCATCGTCATCACTGCTCGTCGTAGTGCGCAGCACATCAAACCGCAGGCAGCTGCGCGTGAAACGGTGCGCGATGGCCCTGGCCTCCAGGGCGATCTGTGCGTTGAGCAGTGGCTTGCGCAGCGGCTGTGTCATGGCTCCTGCATTCCCTGGCTGTGGAATCTGCAGCGCCAGGCTGCAGAACGAATCGCCAACTCAGAACGAATCACGAATGGTGCGTGTGCCGGTGGCCTTGGCCGGGTAACATCGCGTCCTGCAGCAGGGAGCCGGAGGCCACCTTTCGTCATCGAGCCACACGCTGCCCGATTGCGTAGGCCTCCCTGACTGCAGGTCGTTCCTCATTTCTTGAACAGCGGTGCCATGACGGTGATCGAGCCGTCAGCATTGTCCGTGACCTGGTACTGGCTGGCATCCTCGTCAGGCTCGGCACAGAAAAGCGTCATCATGTCTGGCTCCATGACCTGTGAGGCGATGACGCGAACATCATCTGGCTCGATCACCAGAGTTTTCTCATCGCGCCAGGTGACGCGCTTCGGCTCGCCGTTGATCCTGCAGTCGCGTGTCTCGCCCACTTTGAACTGCAGCGGCATGTTGAGTACGAGCATCGGTGCCCCCCCCTATGCCAGTTCGATGGGGTCGTTGAAGCCAGCGATTGCCGCCGCTTTGCGGCGCTGCTTGCGCTCAGCAGCTCTGGCCTCATCAATCCGCTTGCTGGACCTGGCCAGGGCCTTGCGCAGCGTGATGACCTTGGCATTCGAGCGGCCCAGCTTGGTGATCAGGTCATCGCGCCTGGCCTGCTCGCGGTCGTGCTGCGTCACCAGCTCATGATGACGCTTCTGCATTCGCTCCAGCATCGGCTCACTCCTGCAGGTAGATCAATTCAAAGGACTGGCGCAGAGCATCCAGCCAGGGGCGGCGCTCGCTCTCTGGCCACACCGAGCCAGGTGGTGGCAGGCGCTGCATCAGGGCGCGCAGCAGCAGGTCATCGCCTGCAGGCGTCTGGCCCAGCATGATGGCTGGAGCCATGACCAGTGCAGTGGATTCAGTTTTTCGCTTCATCGGGTCCTCCTGGTTAGTGGGGCTTGGCTTCGGTTCTCGGTGTCTCATGCAGCAGGGCTTCGTTCGGATGCTTGATCACCTTGGCCACCATCAGGCTCAGCACGCCGCAGCGCAGGTCAGGTGTCGGGTAGCGTTCAAGCCAGAGCGCCACCAGGTGCGTGAGTGTTGCGCCATGCACGTCACGATCAACATCACGCAGCAGCGGCTCGATTTGTTTTCGGAGCTGGTGGAAGGTCACAAGGTCGACATCGAGCAAGGCTGCCTCCTATGCTGATCGCTTGCGGCGCGTGCCTTCGGTGTAGGCCTGCTCGCGATCCCTGACCCAATCGTGGATCGCGGCGAATGAAATGACAGTGCGCCCGCCGAGTGCCATCAGCCGCGGACCCCATTTTTCGGATTTCATCTTGCGGTAAAACCGCTCGGAGATTCCGAACGCTTTGCAGAACTCCTCCTGCGTCATGCCGCCAACCTGGCCGTCGTCCAGTTCATCGAATTTCGGTGTCATGCGCTCCTGCCTTCCCGCCTGGCCAGTGTCAGCAGCCTGCCGATCACGCTGTTGGTCTTGCGCCCCAGCTTGCGCCCGATAGCAGCTGGCCCCCTGCCGTTGGCCTCCATCTCGAGCAGCACGCGATCTTCGTCAGGCGTGAAGGGCCGCACGATGTAGCCGTTGCGTTTGATGGTGGGATGCTCAAGGTGATAGTTCGGCTTCAGCGGCGGCGGGTGGGGCGGTGCAGCTCCCAGGCGCAGGCAGGTCCAGCTGACAACACCTCTGCTGCAGTTGAACTTGCTGGCGATGCGGTCATAGCTCCAGCCACGCTCGCGCAGTTCAGCCATTTCACTGTACTCATTTTCGCTGAAGCGTTTGCGCCCGCTGGTCATGTGTCTGCCAGCTCCTTCTCCTGCTCGATCTGCTTGACGGCGGCCAGCACGGCAGTGCGGGTCAGAACCCAGGAGCGATCAGGGTCCAGGGCTGCGATAACTCGGCGCTTAAAAAATTGATGCAATTTGACCGCTCGTGCGTCATCCAATAAGGCATCACACAAGATCGCCAGGCTGAGCTGAGCTGGCCCTGATCCTGAGTAACCCCAATTCGGACCAGTCGGGCTGTGATTGAACAGGTCGGTGCGCATTGGCAGTGGCAAGCGCCGACCGTCACGGATCCTCCGCACCTGGGGCAGGCCATCAGTGAGGAAGCCAACATATTCGCTGCTCGGTCGTTTCAGCTGCACAGCGGCCTCCGTGTGTAGATCACCATGAAGCCGCAGCCGCTGCTCACCAGGTTGGTCAAGCTACCGCAGTGGCCGCACTTGCCATTGAAGCCGAACACGTTTGGCTCCTTGCAGGACTGGCGCGTGCGGCAGGTGGCGCAAGTGAATTTCTGGAAGCAGGTCGCACCAGCCTTGATCAGATCATCGACGCGATCACGGACCTGGTGCAGCGGATAATCATGATGCTGTGACATCCGGCACCTCGCCCAGCTGCTCCAGTTCGGATTGCAGCGTCTTGCAGACCTTGGCGCTGCGCTCGGCCTCGCTGACGGCAGCTGTGCCCAGCAGGTAAAGCTGCGTGATGTCGGCCTTGACCTTGGCAGCTCGCGTCAGCACCAGCTGCTCGATCTGCTCGGCATTGGTGCGCACTGCCTGCAGCTGCTTCACCCAGTTGTTTGCGATCTGATCCAGGCTGCGATGCAGCAGGTCATGATCCTTCTGCTCGATCAGCGGCTGCTGACCTGGTGGAGGAGGTGGAGTGGCCTCGCCGCCATTGGTGGTGATGGGAACGGGGCGGATGCTTCGCGCCAGGCGCTTCATGTCAGTGGTCAGTTCGTCATCGCGCTGGTTCATTTCGTCACCCCTCCTGTCTGCTGCTCATCAAAGTGGTCGTGGAGGAATTGCAGAACGCGCATACGGGCGCGCTCGCTGGGCAAACTTTTGATGGCTCCCATGCACACCACGATGGCGCGCGTGACTGGATCGCCCAGGCCATCCCTGATGGCCTCGGCCTCCTGACGGCTACTCACTTCGACGGATGCGCGCATGGGTCCTCCCTGGTTTGAAATGATTGGCCGCCAGCCCGCCGCCTCGGTGTGGGCACCAGTGCTGCAGTGTCTGGCTGCAGCACCAGCTGTGACCGAGAACGGCGGGCCGTTGGCCACTGAGGTGCGCGCGATGTACGCGGGATGCGGGTCATGCGGGCACCAGCAGCAGCAGCTCCTCCAAGCGTTGCCGCTCAGAGGCATCTGAAATTCGTGGCAGCATGCTTTTGCGAATGATCTGTTCGGCTTCCGCCCACCAGGCGCGCAGCTCCTTGTCGCTCATCGCGCTGCGAGACATGGAATCGACCGCGATCACAGAGCGGCCGAACAGCTCACCGATCATCTGGAATTTTCCTGTCTGGAACAGCAGCTCAGCGCGCACCAGGTCCATCGGTGTGCCCAGGGCCTTGCTGAGTTCGTGCAGCACGCCGAAGCAGCCGTTGTGCAGGCGCATGTCGCGGCTGTGCAGGTGCTTCAGCTCAAATGGCTCACCATCACAGTGGCGCATGAAATCCACTGCAGCCTGGTCGAATGGCGCAAGCCCGGTTGGCGTGCACGTCCACATCATTTCGCGCTGAACTCCTTGCGCTTGGCCTCGACGTTGGCCTCGAAAACCTTGTGCAGAGCTGGCTTCATTTCCTTCAGCTTCAGCAGCATGGCCTCGTTCAGCCTCAGCCACTCACCGAGTTCGACAGCGGATTCGCAGCGCATGACGTGCTGGGTGAGCGGCCCAACAAAATCAGACCAGGTGCTGCCCTGCTCCATGGTGAGCGCGTGCGGCTCTGCAGGTGCCACGGCTGGCCCCTGGTCGATTGGCTCATTCATGGCGCGGCCAGCTGCAGTGTTGATCGGCGCGACCACATGACGGCGGCCGCCAGCAGCGTTGCCGTCATCATCATCATCGACAGCCAGGTTGAAGATCAGCAACAGCAGATAACGCTTGCCGTAGGTCATGGCACTGCCGGTGGCATGCATGCGCGTCATCATCGACTTGCCAGCCAGGCCGGTGGTTTCGACCGGCAGGTCGGGTGTCTGATAGCGGCGCGTGGAGCCAGAGGTGTGGTGCAGGTAGCAGATGACGCGGATCGTATCGGGCGTGCTGGTCGGCTCAGTGTTGAAGCTGAGCGCCAGGCCGTGCTGCGTGTAGATCGGCTTCGCCTGTCGATCCAGCGCGGCGAAGGTGGCGTACTTGCTCCTGGTCTGCGGATTGGTGGCATCGGCCACGATGGGCTGCATGTCCTGGCTTGCTGCCACCAGCGCGGCATTCATTTCGCGCTCGCCTTCGCGGTTCACCATGACTTCGTGCATGTCGAGCAGGCGCTGCATCTTCTCCAGGTCAACCTGCGGATCGCGAGCAGCACGCTCGATCATGGTCAGCAGCTCAGCAGGCGAGCCAGCAGCAGGCCTGGCGACAGCGGTGTTCATTGGCGGCTCCTCGTGATGGACAGGACACCCTTGCGATTGCGCTTGAGCTGCCAGGCACCAGCCAGACAGGTGCCGACGTCATCCGGCACCAGCTCACGCGCCGCCTTGCCCGCCAGCTCATACTGCTGCGCGGCCTCGGCCAGGCTGCCGTAGGTTTCCAGGTGGCTCAGGAGCTGCTGGCCCCAGTTGCACGGCTCAGCAACGATGTCGGCGGTGCGCCATTTCTCTGGTGGCGGTGGAGCTGGTGGCAGCGGGAACGGCGGCACGAAACGCCTGATGTGGTCCAGCATCCAGAGCGCGCGTTCAATCACGACGCCGCTGTATTCATCGGTGATCTGGATTTCGGTTTCGATTGGGTCAGCGGTGCCCTGGCCGGTGATCACCACGGCCTTGGTGGCTCCAGTGCACAGTGCAGCCAGCGTGGCCTGCGGCGCCGCCCAGGCGATCACGTCCTGGTAGGGGCGATGACAGCCATGGAATTTGTTTTCGACCACTGCATCGTCGGCTTCGCGGTAGCCATCGAGCGTCACCATCACGCCGTGATGCTTGGGGTGATCAACCTGGTCGCCGCGCCGAGTGATGAGCTGGCCGGTGACCTTCTCGCGCTGATCCAGCATCGGCTTTTCCATCAGGGAGCCGACCGTCATGGCCCAGTTCGGCGGGTCAGGTTCGCGCAGGCCGACCGCGATTTCCCACATGCGAACCAGGGCAGCTTCGCTGACTGCGTTCATCAGCGGCCCCATCATGGAGCCGCTGACCTTGCCGACTTTGAACTCCAGCTGCTCGTCTGTGAGCATAAAAAATTCCCCACCGCATGCAGGAGTGTGCATGCAGCACGTTCGCGCTCAGTGTTGACTTCGCTTCGGGTCCGTCTGTGTCGCTGGCGGCCAGCACCTGCCAGCTTCGTCGCGTGCAGCTGGCAACCAGACTTGCCAGCTTGATCGAGTGACGGCACCAGACTGCGATCACTCGGTAGGACGCTGCGGCACTCAATCACTTCAACATCGCAGCGTGTGATGCATAAAAAATTTATCAGCGATCAGAGTCAAGAAAAAAGTTCAAGCGCGATTTAATTTCCTTTCTTTTGATCACCAATTTGGTGTCACCAATTTGGTGTGACCAAACTTAGACCCTGCACACACCCTGCACGCTCATGAAAAATGTGCGGAACATTTGACAGAGGATAGATTGATCAAGTTCTGTTTTGAAAATGCTGATGCCACTCTGGACATTCGATGACGTGCTGCTTGCTCTCGGCGGCCCAACGAACGCGGCCGCGCTCGTTGGCCTTGATGGGAGCAACGTCACGGCATGGCGAAAGCACGGTTACTTTCCGACCAGGCATTACTTCACATTCAAGGCTGAGCTGGAGAAGCGCGGCTACTACGCGCCGATCCGCCTGTTCGGCTTCCACTCCACTGGTGAACATGAGCGCCAATCGGCGTGAGGTTTCATGTCGCGGCAACTGTCGCTGTTCAAAGGCCGCCGACAACTCGGTGTGGAGCCTCCAGCCCCACTCGAATTTGAAACCCAGTGCTGGCTAGTTGACATAGCGCGCCGCTGGATGATGCCAGGCTGGCGCGTTGCGCATTGGCCAGCTGGTGAGCAGCGCGAGCACATCATCCGCGATGGGCGTCGGATCTCCCCATCAGGCAGCAGGCTGAGCAGAGCTGGAGCTGTGCCAGGTTATCCCGACCTGGTGTTCACCGGACCCAATCGCGGCATCGCCTGGCTGGAGCTGAAGCGCAAAGGGCGCGGGCGAACGCCAGCTCAGATTGATGTCGGCAACCACCTGCAGGCCTGCGGCTTCCCCTACCTGGTCACTGACAACGTGCGCGTTGCGGCCGACTGGCTGAAGCAGCTCGGCATCCTGCAGAGCAAGGTCAGCGTGCAGTGATGCCGCGATTTTTTTCAAAACGACAACGAACGGAAATCTATCTGCGGGCCGATGGGCTTTGTGAGTATTGCGACAAACCAGTCAGTGCTGCTGCTTTCCATGCCGACCATGCGCAGCCGTTTTCGCGAGCAGGACCTACGGTCGATGAGAACGGCCGTCTCGCTTGTATCGAGTGCAATCTAAAAAAAGGCACATCAATGCTGCTGAGCCACCAAAAGCAATTTCAGGACATCTGCCGCGAGTTGAAAGTTGGTACATCGCTGCGCACGGTTCTGGCATCCATCGTGTGCGGCGGCGGCAAAAGCATCTACCCACCGATTGCAGCTCATGAACTGATACCCTATCGCGCCGATGGGCTGTGCTGGGTTGTTCCGCGCGACAATTTGAGGCTGCAGGCTGAAGGCAACTTCACAGCTCCGTGGCTCCGAAATGTGTTGGGCCACACCATGGAGATTAGGTCGGCCACCAATGAGGCTGATCCGATTCGCGACAAGGTCGGCTATTGCACCAGCTACCAGGCCTTGATCCGGGCCACCGGATACAAACTCAATCCGCACGTTGATGTGTTCAACCGCAAGCGAATGATCTTGCTGCTGGACGAAATTCAGTGCGTAGCACTCAACAGCCAAACTCATGAGGCGCTGAAGCCGCTGATTGAACGGGCAGCAATCGTCGTCATGGTCAGCGGCTGCTTGAGCCGCAATGACGACGAGCGCATTGCCTTGCTGCAATATCTGCCGCCAGACAAGGACATGCGTTGCTTCGTTGATTTGTCCGACAGCAGCACACAACGCTTTGTCCGATACACGCTTGCCGATGCTACGCGCGATCATCAGCTGATCCAGATTTTTTTCGAGCTGCGTGATGCCAAGGCAAAGTGGGAAATCGAGGACAGTCTGACTGGCGATGTGGTTGATCAGGGAGCAATCAAGACCTTTGCAGGTGCATCAGAGTACGAGACAGCCAAAGGCCTGATGAGTGCGCTTAACACTGAATTTTTTGAAGCACTTTTAACCGAGGCCTGTGACTACTGGGAAGCCAGGCGGCAGGTCAACCAGCGTTCACAATTCCTGGTCGTCTGTCCGTCCATCGCATCAGCACAGAAGGCCTTGCGGCTGTTGATCCAGCGCGGCGTCAAGGGCGTGGACATTGCAACAAGCGAGGATGATGACGCAGCACGATTTGCGATTGAGCGGTTTCGGCGCGTCAGACGGCCGCACCTGAATGCACTGGTCACGGTGGGCATGGCCTACATCGGGATGGATTGTCCGCCTGCCGATGTTCTGTGCTGCTTGACCCACATTCGATCGCGCGAATGGATCGAGCAGATGCTGCATCGCGTCTCGCGCTTTGATCGCCATGGCCTCCCTTGGGAGCAACAGTTCGCAACGATCTTTGCACCGCGTGATCAGTTTTTCATCGACATCATGGAGGAAATCCGCGCGAACCAGGCGCCGTTCGTGGATGACCAAATCCGCCAATCACCAGCTGGCGGCGGCGGTCAGGGAACGCGCACGCGACCAATCGAGTCGGGCATCACGAACGCATCAACACATACGTTCGACAGTCCTCCAGTCGAGGACACCGACCACAATAACATTGATGCAGCACTGCGTGATGCTGGTCTGTTCGGCGCGATTGGAGTTGAACCTGCGAAAAGATTTTTTGATGCAATGAATGCGCAAAAAATTCGGCCACAGGCCCAGCAACAGCAGGCCGAGGCTGAGCCGATCATGACGCCGAGCCAACGTGAAGCCAGGCTGCGCACTGTCATCGAAAGCTGCAAACGCACCGGCTACAGGCGCGATGATCCTGCAGCCTCAGACATGATCAAGGAACGTGGTCGTCGGATCTACAGAATTTTTGGCAAGCGCGTGGAGGATTTGACCGAGCAACAGCTGCAGGCTGTTTATGACAGCCGCCATCAGTGGCTTTGAACAATGCCGTCAGCCTTCATCGACATCGGTGACCCCCGCGCTCCAGTCGGCTCACCGCCGTGGTGCAAGTATGCACATGGCACTCTGTGTGAAGGCAAACGTCGCACTGATTCTGAAGTCGCTCGGCTCAAGTATGGCCTGATCGAGTTCAAAAAGTTCGAGCGTTGGAAGCAGCTCACCGACAAAAAAGGGCGGCCGTTCAGAAGCTGGGAAGATTACCTGCAATATCCCGAGCCGGATGGCCTCGGCATTCCTGCCGTCAGCGCCAAGCTGATCATGGAGGAGCTGGACGACAAGCGGCTTCTCGGTGATGTGCTGGGCCAGCATGGTGGTGATCGCAAGTCAGAGCAGGCAAAGGATCAAGTTGGTAATACCAAGTTGATTTCAGCCGGGGGCACCACGCGCGATTACATCCTCGCCCGCCTCGACCGCGACGGGCATGACGAACTGGCAACCAAGGTTCGTGCTGGCAAACTGTCAGCCAACGCTGCAGCCATCGAGGCTGGCTTTCGCAAACAACAAACACCGATGGACCACGCCACTAAGGCGGTGGCGAAACTCAGCGATGATGAATGGGAAGGCCTAAAGCACTCTGAGGACGAGCGCCGCCATGTTGCGTGACGAACGCCGCGACCGCTGTCCCTACTGCGACCAGCTCATGGTCCATCATCGGCTGGGCGTGTCGCTGGGGCCGATCAAGGCCAGGCTGTTCGATCTGCTCAAGCGCGCTGGAGCTGATGGCATTGATGGCCCCACGCTCTACGAAGCCGTGATGGCAACGCGCAACTGCAAGTCCGGCATGAACATTCTGCGCACTCACATCATGCAGATGAACGACAAGCTGGAGGACACTGGCGTTCGCATCATCAGCTCACCGCGCGGCCTCTATGCACGCTATCGCCTCAAGCGCGTCAGCAGCAGCATTCAAAGGTACGACCGATCCGCAACACGCTCGGTCGGAAAGGGCCAGGCGGTCACCGGCGACAAGCCTCACGGTGGCCGCCTGCGTCCCGAATTAGGTTGAGGCAGCAATGGACGCCAGCGAGGCGGGCGACATTGCTGTTTTTTTGGAGCGCATGACGGCGGCCAGGCGCGCCGTGTCGCTGGCCAGGATCGAGGCACTCTACCTGGAAGCCAAGCAGATGGCTGCTGAGCTGCCAGAGCATTTGCGAAGCCGCATTGCCTCTGGTCTGTTTGAGATTGCGCTAGCGCATGACCTGGTGGAGGTGCACGGCACCGATTTCGTTCAAGGCATCATCGCTCAGGGGTTCGTTGATGGCCGACGATGACGAAAAGATTGTGCGCTTTAAGCGGCGCATCCTGACCAGCTCAGCCTTCGTGCGCGGCTTCGTGCCGCCTGAATACCTGTTCGACGGCATCCTGCAGCGCCGATTTTTCTACAGCCTCACCGGCAAGACTGGAGCGGGCAAGACGGCAATCATGCTGCTGATGGCAGCTCACATCGCGCTAGGGCGGCCACTGCTCGGCCGCGATGTGCAGAAGGGGCGCGTGCTCTACCTGGCTGGCGAGAATGACAATGACGTGCGCATGCGCTGGATCGCCATGTCACAGACCGTTGGCTTTGACGTGGACCACATCGACGTGAATTTCATTCCAGGCGTGTTCACCCTGTCCAAATTGCTGGAGGAGGTGCGCACCGAAATTCACTGGATGGGTGAGGTGGTCGCGATCTTCGTGGACACCAGCGCAGCTTTTTTTGAAGGCAAGGATGAGAACGACAACGTGCAGAATGGCGCACACGCCAGGCTGCTGCGCAGGCTGTGCGACATGCCTGGAGGACCGACCACGCTAGCAGCCTGCCATCCGGTCAAGCGTGCCTCGGATGATGACCTGATCCCGCGCGGCGGCGGTGCCTACCTGGCCGAGGTTGACGGCAACCTGTCCGCCAAGATGAGCGAGAGCAACATCGAGCTGCACTGGCAGGGCAAATTCCGTGGTGCTGATTTCAGCCCGGTGAATTTCGAGCTGAAGGAGGTGACGGTCGACCAGCTGCGCGATGCCAAGGGCCGCGCGATGCCGACCGTGGTGGCAAGCGCCATCAGTGATGACAGTTCCCAGGCCATAGCCAAGGCCACCAGGGAGCGCGAGGACCAGGTGCTGGTGGCCCTGGCTGACCCTGCCAATGCCGAGGCCTCCCAGGCCGACCTGGCCAAGACGCTGGGCTGGTTCCAGCAGAGCGGTGCTGCCAAGGGCCAGCCCTATCGCATGCAGGTCAACCGGACCCTGAAGCGCCTGGAGGCTGGCAAGATGGTCAACAAGTTCCGAGGCCGGTTCCAGCTCACCAAAAAGGGGGTGGAGGAGGCCAAAAAACTTGCGGGTTACAGCAAGGCCGAAAATGACCCCGATGTTACCGATTTGGAGGACCAGGAACGCCTCGACCTGGACTGACCGTGACGGCCAGTTACGAAATCACTAAGCCCCACCCGGCATTAAAACTTTTGCACTGTTACAAGTTACAGCTGGCCTGATCAGAAGGTGGCTCCGAGGGACTGGTGGGGGAGAACGTAACACCACACACACACACTATAGGGGTGTGTGGTGATACGTCTCCCACCCCCTCCAGAGTCCTTCCTCGGAAAGCCAGCAACCTGTCGGCATCAGCAGCAGCAGTTGGAGGAGGGAACAGAAAGAGGTTCCGTTTTTGTGAATGCTCGGTCGTGGACACTGGAACCCGGAGCCGGTACGAACACAGTGCGTGTGCGCCTCGGATGCTTGAACAGTGCTGCTCGAGCTGTTGGACGAGGCTCCGTCCAGGTGGTCAGGCGGCCATGTGAGCTGCCGCCTGGTGGAGGCATTGCGCACGCTGCGCCTCCTCCCCACTGGAGGCATCAGCAAAAAATCCGGCTGCTGGCCTGCCTACTGCTACGAGTTCGAGGACCTGCTGCACCAGGCTGAGCAGGGTGAACTGGAGCGCACGCAGCAGCAGCAAAACTACATCCGCATGCTGCCGAGCTATCGCGACATCACGCGCATGGAACTGGCGCTGTATTGGCCGATGCAATTCCTGACCAGTGATCTGTGCCTGGTGCGTGCCGTGAATTGGGTCGCATTTGCGCATAGCCTGGACCGTGACGCAGGCTGGGTTTCCAGAAGGTTCGGCGGTCATCCTGATGCCTGGAGGCACAACCACGACAAGGGCTGCAGCATCATCGCCCGCTCGCTACGCCGCGAGCGTTCCCCGGTGTTCTGAGCCTGAACTGCCACGCGGCACGCTGCGTGAATACCTGATCGCAGCAGAGGTGGCCGCGATCTACATTGCCGATTGCGAAGGCAATCACATCGAACGCCGCAGTGGCGTGTCGCGGGATTTGCGCCGCACCATGCTGGAGTTGCGCCGTCAGCACCTGGCCTGGCGGTTGAGCTGGGCCAGCTGGGTCGACGATGCAGACATAGCCAGGCGGATCCTCACCGCCTCCTGCGGGCCTTCCATCCAAGCGATCGCGGAGGCCGCGCAGCGCATGGGTGTCCAGATGACGCCGCATAGCGTGGTGATGCAGCGCGTGCGCATTGCTGTCACCGAGGTGCAGAAAATAATCGAGGCCGCGAATGCGTCAGGTGAGCTGTCGTGGTTCAACCGCGGATTTCGGGAATGGCGCTTAGAAGCCAAGCAGCATGGGCGCTACATGAGCTACGCAGAAGCCAGAGCGCGCTTGCGCCGCGTCGTTTTTGTTGCAGTGCTGCAGGGTGACGTCACCAGCTTCGGCGCCGCACTGCTGCCGAAGATTTTTCCGCTGCTGCCAGGTCAGCACCGTTGACAAAAGATTTTTTTGGTTGCTCTATCGCGCGCACGGGCGCGGCCATCAGTGTGAGTCTTTCCCCTCTCAGCTGAAGCTGCGCACGTTACCCTCAAAGCAGAACCCCGAATCGGCCGCGCATGGCCCCCCTAGCGCGGTCGATTTGCGCATGGAGGTTCACATGGCCTGCCTGTCGCTGGCGTTTTGGTATGACGTTGCGATCTACGTCATCGTGCTGATCGCAGTGGTGGCCCTGCTGCGTCTGCTGATTTCGGCCCTGGGTGGTGCTGCAGGACCGTTCTGGCCGCCGACCTTTGCAGCTGCACCGTCTGGCGGCGGTCTGCTGGGCTTCGTTGCAGCAGCTCTCAACATCATCGTGTGGGCAGTCATCATGATTTTCGTGCTGTGGCTGATCTTCATGCTGCTCAGCTGCCTGATCGGCTCAGGCTTGCCGCGCTTCCCACGGATATAAAAAAAGCCCCGGCACAAGGCCGGGGCAAGGGGGATGTATTCCACCTGAACGGCGGCGTTATAGCGAACAGTTCTATTTGCGTCCAGAGCTGGGCGCAGAAGCGGCACGGCCCGTCACGTTGCCCCTGGCATCGTAGAACGTGGTCGTGCCGCTGGGGCTGGTGGAGGCCTTGCCTGCCACGTTGCCGCCTGCATCGTAGAACGTGGTGCCGCCACCTGGTGCTGTGACAGCACGCCCTGCCACTGATCCGCCTGGCTTGTAGATCGTGACCTGGCCCTGGGCCAGGGCTGAACTGGCAGACAGGGCCAGCAGCAGCAGCAGCAGACTTGAAATGCTTCGCATAGCCTTGCATGGGTCAAAGCGCAGCAACTGTGCCAACATCAAAAATTCGTTGACATCAATGCGGCGACCGCCAGCCTCGACGCGTGCCATCCACGCCTGACTGTGGCCCATCTGCTTGCCGAGATCGACCTGCCGCAGCCCGGCTCGACGCCGCGCTGCAGTCAGCCACTTGATCAGCTTTTGATGTTGCTGCCAGTGCTTCATTTTAAGCGCGGCACGGTCATTGTTTTTCATCATTGCTTCGTTCCTCTCACTGGCAGCATGCCAACCATGCGGCCTCTGGATTCAAGTGGCTTGCCAGGATGCAGCTCCTGGAAAGTCTGGAGCGGCCCAAGATATGGCTTGCGGTTTTTGGGCCGGATGATTTCGCGCCACCAAATGTGCTGACCGCATTCGCTGTCCTCGCCCATGAGCTGCACCACCTCCTTGCGGCGCGGGTGATCCTTCAGGCTGCCGTGTTTGGCGATCCAGTCATTGACGGCCTGCTCGCTCTCAGGCTGCAGCAGTGTCCAGGCCTCGCCCAAATAGACGTAGCGAACCACGTCATGCAGATCAAAAAACGCGCGCATCATCGCGTTGGCCAAATCCTTGTCGCCTGCAGGATGAGGCGTGACGATCTGCTGGCCGTCTGCCTTGACACAGTGCCAGAGCGAAGCGACGTAGCCATCCTTGGCCATGACACCCTCGGCAAAGCCTGATGCGTACTCGATGAGCTGGCGCAGTTGCTGTTCACTCATGCTGGTCACTCTCATCGGCTTGCTGTTTCCAAGGGTCGATGCCAAGGGCCAGGGCTGCCATTGCCAGGCCGATGTAGCGCGGAATTTCGGTCTGGCCACTTTCCCAGCCAGCCAATGCACCACGCGAGCAGCCCAGCTTCCTGGCAGCTTCACGCTGTGACAGGAACAGGCGCTCGCGCCAGCGCGTGATGGTTTCAGGTGTGAGGCCCTGCGAGAACCAGGGCAGCTCAGGTGTGTCGATGTTCATGGCTTTGGCTCACTCAGGTCAAAACAGGGCCAGGCATCAAGCAGAGCCAAGCGCACCAGCCTGGCTGCGTTCTCATGCCAGCGATTTGGATTTTTTCGCAGATAGCTCAGCACGACAGCGCGCAGCTGGTTGGTTGATGCAGCTGGCACGCAAACGGCCTTGAGCTGAAGGGCTATGTCGGACACGCCCAGCAGGAAGCCAGTGCACATCGGAGTCTGTGCTTCGCACTCCTGCACCAGGTCATTGCCGGTGAAGGGCGCAGCCTGTGCTGAGTGCACCAGCAGTGCCAGAGCTGCAGCAGTGATGAAGGTGCGCATGGTCACTCCGTCACGCTGAAGGCTTTGCGGGCTTCAGGCAGACCGACATGGAGTGGATCATCTGACTGGCGATTGCTGTCATAGGCCACCTTGGCAGCAACCCACTTGCGCAGCACTGGCAAGCCAGCCTCAGGGACACCTGCGCCATAGGTGTTGAGGAAGGCCTGTGCCTCCTGGCTGTTGCAGTATTCAGTCAGGCCAGACCAGGTGACGTGGCCTTCATCATTGATGAACAAGCAGCCACCGAACTTGCAGTAAGTGGAAGCCTTGGGCTTGTTCCAAACATTGCCGCGCTTCGGGTTGGTGGTCTGTGAGACAAACCGAAATCCCTTCTTTGGTGCATACTCAATCCAGTAGCGGATGGAGCAGCGCAGCTTGAAGCCATAGGGATAGTCGCTGACCAGGTACGCAGTCTCTGGCGAGGTGTGGCCTTTGAGAATGGTCGTCATCTTGTTTCCTTTCTTGGTTCAGGTGGCCCGGCTCAGATATGAGCCAAAGGACCGGGGTAGTGGCCTATATATGGGCCACGCCAGCGCCCAGTTCAAGCAAAACCGACGCGAATAAACCGCAGCTCCTGCAAAGCGTTGCAGCGGGAACCGGGGGGCAGTGGGACTGCATGGCCAGGGGGGGCGTGCAAACCGCTCAGAAGTCGCGCGGCGGGCCAGCGGAGCGGGGCCTTTCCGTGAGCGCCCTGAGGTTTTGAAAATCGCCAGCGAAAAAACGTTCTAACCGAAGGATCGCAGATGACTGTGAAATGGCCTGCAGACCATGTGGAGCGGCGTGCAATCGCTGAGCTGCTTCCATCGGCCAGGAATGCTCGCATTCACTCTGACGCTCAGATTGAGCAGCTGGCCGACTCGATTCAGGAGTGGGGCTGGACGATGCCGGTCCTGGTCGATGAGCGTGGGGAGATCATCGCTGGGCATGGGAGAGTCCTGGCTGCACAGCGATTAAAGCTGGATCAGGTGCCAGTCATGGTCGCTCGTGGTTGGAGCGAAGCCCAGGTTCGTGCCTACCGCATTGCCGATAACAGGCTCACAGAAAATTCCAGCTGGGATTCCGCGATGCTCACGCTGGAGCTGAATGAACTGCAGACCCTGGGCTTCGACACTGACCTGACAGGCTTCACCCAGGTAGAGGCTGAGCAGCTCACTGCACCTGCCAATGATCCGATCCGCGAATACGTTGGCATGCCTGAGTACGAGCAGAACAGTGCTGAGGCCTTTCGCACCATCATGCTTCACTTCAAGGATGCTGAGGCCGTCAAGCAATTCTGCCACCTGGTGCAGCAGGACATGAGCGACAAGACGAAGTTTCTCTGGTTTCCGCGCGCTGATCGACAGAGCTACGTCGCCCAGCAGTTCAAGGCCAAGAAGGGCAGCGATGAACTGCCTCCAGTTGCCGAGCTGCTCCAGGCCAACTCAGGGGGCCGCTGATGTTCAACTGGCCTGCGATCACCAAGGGCTTCGGCCATCAAAAGAAGATCAAGCCGCTGGGTAGCACTTCGCCAAATGTTTGGGTGATCGAGCCAGTCTATGGCTGCAATCTGAAATGCGGCCACTGCTGTGCTGGGCTGATTGAGAAGCACAACGAACACCAGATGAGCGAGCAGACCTGGCGCAAGCTGTTCACCACGATCAACAAGGTTTCACCCACCGTGCGCGTTGACATTTGCGGCGTCGTCGGTGAGCCGACCCTGCATCCTCAGCTGACAGCCTGGCTGAGGATCGCGCGTGAGCTGGCACCACTGGTGCAAATTCAAATCACGACCAACGGCACCAAGCTGCTGACAGGTGACGTGACCTACGATGGCTTCCTGGATGCAGGGGCGAACATCATTTACACCGACATGTACGGGCCGCGCTCGCGCTTCCACAAGCTGGCTGCGCAATCGAAGTATCCGTTCTTCGCCTACTACAACGAAGCCAGCGGCAAGTGCGTGGCCCCTGAGTTCGCACCCACGCCCTGGAAATATTACGGGCCGAAAACCAAGCTGATCGTGCTGATGGATGAACCAACGCGCTGGCCGAAGTCGCGCTACCGCGCCGGTCTGCTGGGCAACTGGTATGGCAATCTGGACTGGGATGCTGGCAAACGCTTCGGCATGAAGCCCCTGGAGCAGCCGCTGGCCAGGCGCTGCAATCAGCCGTTCCTCTATGTCACGGTCGCCGCCTCTGGTGCCTTCCTGCTGTGCTGCCAGGATGGAATGCACAAGAGTGAAGGCAAATTCGGCAATGTGAATGAAGGTGCTGAAGGCTTCATGGCGTTTTGGTATGGCGAGGAAATGCAGACGGTGCGCCGCCGCCTGCGTCTGAAAAACCGTGCCGATACTGACTACGCCTGCCGCAAGTGCAACATCACGTTCAGCCGCTGCGATTTCAAACACTGGAGCGACAAGCAAGTTGATCGCTTCTGGAATGGCCAGACCTGGCGGCCCCTTGAGGCTGATCCTGCTGTCGGCCGCTTCGACAGGTCAGCCAATGCCCAAGCAGAGCAGCAATCCGATCCGCAACCCGGCACACTGGCGCAAGCGGGCTGAGCAAATGAGAACCCTGGCCGCAGATATGAAAGACCGCGAAGCCAAGGCTGCGATGCTGCGCATTGCTGATGAGTACGACAAGCTGGCTGAGCGTGCTGATCGCAGGCGGCGCGATTACGCAGGATGAATCCGCAATTCCCGATCTACATTCCGAGCAAGGGCAGAGCAGCAAGCCGCCTGACCATGCGCCACCTGGACGCGATGGGTGTGCCCTATCGCGTGATCGTGGAGCCGCAGGAGCTGGACAGCTACGCCGCAGTGATTGATCGCAGCAAGCTGCTGGTGCTCGATCCAGCCTTCAAAAAGAATTTCGACACTTGCGACCCTGATGGTGATGCCCAGGGGCTTGGCACAGGATCCGGGCCAGCTCGCAACTGCGCCTGGGAGCATTCCATCAGCGAAGGCCATGCCTGGCACTGGGTGATGGATGACAACATCGGCGGCTTCTATCGCCTCAACCGCAACCAGAAAACTTCGCTTGGCGACGGCACTCACTTTCGTGCGATGGAGGATTTCTGTCTGCGCTATCGCAACGTCGCGATGGCTGGCCCTGCCTATGAAATGTTTGCGCCGCGCAAAACCAAGTTCGCTCCGCTGGTGTTCAATACGCGAATTTACAGCTGCATTCTGATCCGCAACGACCTGCCGTTTCGCTGGCGCAGCCGCTACAACGAGGACACTGACCTGAGCCTGCGCTGTCTCAAGGCTGGCTGGTGCACGGTGCAGTTCTACGCCTTCCTGCAAAAGAAGATCGCCACGCAGAAGATGGCAGGCGGCAACACCGACGAGATTTATCAAGACGGCACGCTGCTCAAGAGCAAGGTGCTGGTGAAGCTGCATCCTGACGTCGCCAAGGTGGTCTGGAAATTCAACCGCTGGCACCACTTCGTGGACTACAGCCGATTCCAGGAGCGCAACAAGCTGCTGCTGCGCAAGGACCTGGAGCGACCAGTCGGCGTGAACGAGTACGGCCTGCAGCTGATGGCTGAACGCTACGGTGCAGTGAAGCTGAACAAGGAGCAACGCACATGAGTGGCCCGCGAGGACCGCGCCCGATCCCCACGCACCTGCAGGTGCTGCGCGGCAATCCAGGACACAAGAAGCTGAGCTACGACGAGCCGAGGCCGCTGATCCCTGATGACGTGCCAGAGCCGCCCGACTTTTTGTGCCCGTATGGCCAGGATGAGTGGCACCGCATCGTGCTGGAGCTGCACCGCCTGGGGCTGCTCACCATTGTCGATTATGGGCCGCTGGCTGCCTACTCCCAGGCCTACGGCACCTGGAAGATGGCTGAGGAAGCCCTGGCCAAAATGCGCAGCGGCGATCCGGTTTTCCAGGGCCTGCTGGTGAAGCGCGACAAGCAGGCTCACATCAATCCGCTGCTGTCGATTGCCAGGAAGGCTGCTGGCGATATGTGCCGCTACGCATCCGAGTTCGGCATGACACCAGCAGCACGCAGCCGCATCGCAGCCGGTGTTGGCGAAGCACAACAGAGCAAGTTTGCGGGCCTCCTCGCAAGTTAGACGCACGCCGCGAGGCAGACAGCGTGCGAAACTGGTCATTGATTTCATCCAGCGATTGACCGTGCCCAGTGGCAAGGGCCAGGGCAAACCGTTCAAGCTGGATGCCTGGCAAAAGAAATTCATTCGCGACATCTACGAGCCGCACATGCCGAACGGCAATCGTGCGGTGCGCCGTGCCATCCTCTCGGTGGCGCGCAAGAATGGCAAAACCGCACTGATCGCAACGCTGGCGCTGGCACACCTGATCGGTCCAGAGGCCATCGTGCACGGCGAAATCTATTCAGCTGCCAATGACCGCGACCAGGCAGCCATCGTGTTCAAGTTCGCCAGGCAGATTGTTGAGCTGGAGCCAGAGCTGCGCGGCGAACTGGAGATCGTGGCCTCGACCAAGACCATGATCGCCAGGCGCACTGGCTCGATCTACCGAGCGATCAGTGCAGAGGCTGGCACCAAGCACGGCTATATGCCCAGCCTGGTGATCTACGATGAACTGGCGCAGGCGAAAAATCGCACGCTGTACGATGTGATGGACACTGCATTCGGCGCTCGCGATGAGCCGCTGTTCATCACCATCAGCACGCAGAGCAATGACCCTGAGCACATCCTGAGCCAGCTGATTGATGACGGCCAGGCAGGTGTAGATCCGACCATCGTCTGCCACCTCTACGCAGCCGATGAGGATTGCGACCTGGGCGATGAGCGGCAATGGCGCAAGGCCAATCCGGCGCTCGGCAAGTTTCGCGACCGCGAGGACCTGGTGGCGGCCATTCGGAAGGCCAAGCGCATGCCTGCCGAGGAGCCGAAGGTGCGCAACCTGTTCCTGAACCAGCGCATCGCGCCAGTGTCTGCGCTGCTGTCGCGCTCTGAATGGATGGCCTGTGCTGGTGAGGTGCAGCTGCAGGAAGGCGAGGAGGTGTACCTGGCACTGGACCTGTCCAGCGTGCTGGACCTGACAGCACTGCTGGTCGGCTCAGCTTCTGATCCGTGCCGCATCGTGCCGTATTTCTGGAAGCCGAAGGACCTGCTGCGCGAACAATCGCAGCGGGATTTCGGCACTGGCACGTTCCGCTACGTCGAATGGCTGGAGGCAGGCCACCTGCTGGCCTCACCTGGCCGCACCATCAATCCCGAAGTGGTCGCGCTGTTCATCGCTGAGCTGTCGCAGCGTTACCGCGTCAAGGGCATGGCGTATGACCGCTGGCGCATCCAGGACCTGCTGCGCGAGTTCGACCGCATCGGCCTGCAGGCTTACGAGGACCCAAGCAAGGAGCCTGATGAAAAATTCCAGCGCGTCACCCTGGGAGCCAGGCCGCGCCTCACTGATGGCTTGCGCCTGGTGCCATGGGGCCAAGGCTTCAAGGACATGGGGCCAGCCATTGATGCCCTGGAGCGTGCCGTGATTGATCGCACGCTGATCCATTCCAACAATCCAGTGCTGAACTGGAACATCGCAAACGCAGTGGCTGCGATGGACCCTGCAGGCCTGCGCAAGCTGGACAAGGACAAGGCACGCTTCCGCATCGACGGCGCGGTGGCACTCGCGATGCTGATGGGCTTGCGCTCGCGTGATCGCAAGGGCGCCAGGCCGGTGGACATCGAGGCCCTGATCGGATGAGAGACTGGCAGCGGTTCTACGACACGGCGCGATGGCAACGCCGACGCACGCTGCAGCTCAAGCATCACCCGCTGTGCAAGTTCTGCCTGAACCGCGGAGTGGTCACGCGCGCCACGGTGGCTGATCACGTCATTCCGCACAAAGGCAACTGGACACTGTTTTCGCTGGGCGATCTGCAGAGCCTCTGCAGCTCCTGCCACAGCAACCAAAAGCAAGCCATCGAACATCGCGGCTACACCGACGAGGTTGATGCCGATGGCTGGCCGACCGATCCGAAGCATCCGGCCAACAGGAGATAGCGATGGCACTGAAAGTCATCACGGGGCCAGTCATTCCGGCAGGCGGGAGCCTGTCAGAGGCCGTCGATATTGGTGACAATGCCGAAATCGTCCGCATCAACATGCCCGCCGAGTGGACGCCTGCCACGCTGGCATTTGCAGTGTCTGCAGAAGGCACGCGCTACAGCGGCCTTTACGCGCCCGATGGGCGCGAAGTCACCATCAACGTGGTGCCAGGTGGTGCGGTGGTCGTGCCAGAGGAACATTCGCGATCGATCAGGCTGCTCAAGCTGCACTCTGGCGCTGTCGGACAGCCAATCGAGCAGGAGGCTGAGCGGCAATTCGAGCTGGTGGTGAAGCAGGATGCTGCACCAGGCACGAACGCCACTGGCACGATGCTCGATTACAGTGCCAAGACAACGCAGACCACGGCAGGTGATCCTGGTGACACGAAGATCGCCTGGGACACGGCGGCGCAGGATGACGCGACACACCTGTTCGTTGATGCGCGCGACATCGAAAACCGGGATCTGACGCTGTTCTGGCAAGGCGTGAAGCCAGGCCAGAGCATCACCATCCAGAAAAAATTGGATGCCACAGTGATCAAACGCTACGCGATCACTGCCAATGCCGACATGGGCGGCTGGTTTGATTTGACAGTGACACCAGGCCAGAGCAGCGGGCCGCCACTCGGCGGCAACGATCCAGTGCTGATCGTAGTGTCGTAGCACCTCAGCAAAAGGGCAGAGCCATGACCAAGCACGTCCTCGACGGCGGCTGCGTCGTCGCGCGTGAAATCACGCCTGATGATGACGAAACCTTCGACGATTTCATGGATCGCTGCGTCGATGAGCTGGGCGACGAGACAGCCTGCGAAATCATTTGGGATGAGCGCAGCGCGGACGGCATCATCAGGAAGCGGAAGCCTGCAGCCAAGCAGGATGGCCTGGAGTTCGTGCTGTCAGATGAAACGCCTGACCGCATGGACGACATCATCCTGTCGAGCGGCTGGCAGCTCGAGGAGTTCAAGCTAAACCCGATTGCGCTGTTCAGTCACCAGTCCGATTTCATCATCGGCACCTGGACCAACGTGCGCGTCGTCGGCAAGCAGCTGCGCGGCAAGCTGGAGCTAGCGCCGCTCGGCACATCAGATCGCGTTGACGAAATCCGCAAGCTGGTCGAGGCCGGAATTTTGAAAGCTGCCTCGGTGGGCTTCAAGCCCATCGAAACCAGGCCGCGCGAGGAAACCGATTTCGGCTCCTTCTACGTCAAGCAAAAGCTGGTTGAGACAAGCATCGTCGCAGTGCCAGCAAATCCCAACGCACTGGCCATCGCCAAGTCACTGAAGATTTCCCCCGCAACACTCGATGCCGTTTTCGCCAAGCATGGCGCACGGGGCGGCATCGTGCGGCGCGGGGATCGCGGCAAGCATGCCGAAACCCCTCCCACAAGGATCAAAACAATGTCGTCGCTAGCACAACGGATTGCAGACGCCGAGCAGCGTCTGAATGCAGCGCGTGATGAGCTGCAGAAGCACACCGAGTTGATTGACGATAACAACGTCACCGACGCGGACCTGGAAACCAACAAGGAGCTGAAGGACAAGATCGACCGCGAGGCTGCCCTTCATCAGATGCTGAAGGACAACGAAGCCCGCCTCGGTGAGACTGCACAAGCAGCTCAGGTGCAGGCTCAGCTGCCGGTGCCGGTGGCACGCGGCGGTGCTGTGCAGACCAGGCCGAGCACTGTTCCGGCCAAGCCGCGCCAGCCGTTCACGAATGGCAAGGCCGTGGACATCATGGACGTGTACACCAGGATGTGCATGGCCAAGATGCTCGCGGCTTCGCAACGCAAATCAGAGGCCGAGGCGATCCATCTCCTGTTCGGCGAAGATCACGAAATTCGCCTGGTCCAGGAGCTGATTACCAAGGCCGCCACCGTGCCAGCAACGACGACTGGAGCTGGGCCGTCGAACTGGGCAGCTGAACTGGTCAGTCAGCGCAATCTCGGCTTCCTGCCACTGCTGCAGCCGAAAGCGGTGTATCCGCGCCTGGCTGGCATGGGCACCAGCGTGACATTCGGAGCTGATGGCAAGCTCGTCGTGCCGACGCGCCGAACCACGCCGACCATCGCTGGCTCGTTCGTCGGTGAAGGCAATCCGATCCCGGTGCGGATGGCTGCATTCTCGGCGGTCACGCTGCTGCCGAAAAAAATGGGCGTCATCACCACCTGGACCAGGGAGATTGACGAACACAGCACGCCCGCAATTCAACCGCTGCTGCGCAACTGCATCCAGGAGGACACGTCAGTTTCGCTCGATTCTGTCCTGCTCGACGCCAACGTTGACACAGCAATCCGGCCTGCTGGCATCCTGTACGGTGTGGCAGCCTTGACGGCCACGACCGGCGGCGGCTTCAACGCCCTGGTCGGTGACATCAAGCAGATCACTGCCGCGCTGCTCACTGGCACGAACGGCAATCTGCGCAATCCTGTCTGGCTGATGAATCCGCAGCAGCTCAACAGCATCGGATTCACGGTCGGGCCGAACAGCGGTGCCTTCCCGTTCCGCGACGAAGTGCGGGCAGGCAGCATGTCTGGCTGGCCAATCATCGACAGCGGCCATGTGCCGGCTGGCACGGTGATTGCGCTCGACGCCGCCGATTTCGTTTCGGTCGGTGCCGAGGCTCCGCGCTTCGAGGTGAGCGACCAGGCAACCCTCCACATGGAGGACACCAACCCGGCGCAGATCGGCACGGTTGGCACACCAGGTGTCGTGGCAGCTCCCACGCGCTCGATGTTCCAGACTGACAGCCTGGCGCTGCGGTTGATCCTGCCGGTGAACTGGACGTTGCAGCGCACTGGCACCGTCGCCTGGGTCCAGGGCGTTACCTGGTAAGGGCCACGGCAGCTGGTTCGGGTCCGGGCAGCTGCCAGGCACCTGGGGAAGGCGACCCAACACAAACCCTGGTCGCCTTCCTTTTCCAAATCAGAAAAAACGTCACCACCTTTTGACCTTCAACCAAGGAGACTCCAATGGCCGACCAGAACGAAGCTGCGAAGAAGCTGTACGAGGACGAAAAGAAGCGCCGCGAGGAGCACGCCAAGGCGACGGCAGAGCAGCGTGAAGCTGTTGCTGCTGCCAAGCCGACGCCGACGCAGGAGGAGAACGACCGCGCTGCTTGTGGTGAACACATCATGGAGCACGAGCCAGATGGTTCACCGCCTGGAAACGGGCCGCAGACCAAGCAGAGCGAAGCTGACAAGCGCGGTCGCGGCAACTATCAAACCAGGGCAGCCACTCCAGCAGCATGAGTCCGCTGAACTGGTTGACCAGGGCGGCAGCACGCCTGCTGATCGGCAAGGCAGCCGAGGGTGTCCCGCACCCTGGGCCGTATTTCTTGCCGGTGACAGGTGGCGTGCTGCCCGCTGGTTCGCCCTGGAATTGGTGGCAGCTCGGCATCAGCCCCACCTACGGGCCGCGCTCGGCCATGGTGGAGGCCTGCGTGTCGGCCTACAGCCAGACCGTGGCGATGTGCCCAGGCGATCACTGGCGCGCCAACGAGAAGGGCGGCCGAGATCGCGTGGCCACCTCGGCACTGTCGCGCATTCTGCGCAAGCCGAATTTGTATCAGAGCATTTCGGATTTCATGCTCAACGCTACGCGCTGGCTGTACAGCGAAGGCAACGCATACGCTCTCGCACTCCGCAATTCCCGTTTCGAGATTGATGAGCTGCACCTGATGAACTCGGACCAGTGCGCGCCACTGGTGGCCGAGACAGGTGACGTGTTCTACCAGCTCGGCGGCAATGACGTGATCGACAAGCGCCTCAACGGCTACCAGCTCATCGTGCCGCAACGTGATGTGCTGCACATCAGACTGCACACCACGCGCCACCGCTACCCGCAGCCGCTGGTGGGAGAGTCGCCTGTCGTCGCTGCCTATGACGACATGGCCGTGACCAGCGCCATCGCCAAGCAGCAGATGCAGTTCTATGCCAACCAGGCCAGGCCTTCGGCAGTGCTATCGACCGACCTAGTGCTGGACAAGGATGACGTGCAGCACCTGCGTGATCGTTGGAATGAGCAGGCTGCAGGCCTGCACCAGGGCGGCACGCCGATCCTCACTGCAGGCCTGAAGGTGCAGCCCTGGTCCTATGGCGGCAAGGATGCAGCGACAGCCGAAATGCTCAAGCTGTCGAATGACAATATCGCGCTGGCGTATCGCATTCCGCTGCAGGTGCTGGGCCTGGGCAGCTCTGGCTTCAACACCACCGAGGCCTTGATGCAGGCCTGGATTTCGACCGGCCTTGGCTTCGCGCTCAATCACATCGAGGAGGCTTTCGGCCTGCTGTTTCAGTTATACGGCCAGCCTGACGAATACCTGGAGTTTGACACTGCAGCTCTGCTGCGCAGTGCCATGCGGGATCGCATCGAGGCCCTGGCGCGTGGCGTGCAGGGCGGGATCTTCGCCCCCAACGAAGCACGCAACGCCGAAGGCTTTGACAGCGTGGAATTTGGCGACGAGCCGCGCGTGCAGCAGCAGGTGGTGCCGCTCTCCGCAGCTGCAGGCATTCCGTCAGCTCCTGGACCTGGTGCACCGCCTGCAGCTCCTCCAGCTGAAGCATCTGGCGATGCAGCTCCTCCTCCTGAGAAGGAACGCCGCGATGACATCCAACGGGAAGCACGAAACCTCCTTGCCTCCGCTGCCCGCATCGGCCGCCGCCGATTGTCTGCTTGAAGCCTGGCGCGAAGCCCTGGCTGAGGTGCTGGCAACTGAGCGCGCGCAGTGGCAGCGCGAGCGTGAACTGATCCAGGCACAAGCAGCTCAGGTGATCGCGGAGCTGAAGGCCGAGGTGCTGCAGTTCAGAGGCACCATGCTTGAGACTGTCCAGGTGCGCATGGCCGCTGTGCAGAACGGCGAACCAGGGGCACCAGGTCCTGCAGGGCCAGCAGGATCGCAGGGCGAGCCAGGCAAGCCAGGGGAGCAGGGGCCGCAGGGCGAACCTGGGCCTCCAGGTCCTGCCGGGGAGCCTGGCCAGCCTGCCGAACCGGCTCAGCCAGGTGAGCAAGGGCCACCTGGTGAGCAAGGCCCGCCTGGTCCTGCAGGGCCTCCTGGGCCACCAGCTCAGCCAGGTGAGCCTGGACCGCAAGGGCCACCTGGTGAGCCTGGACCACCAGGCCATGCTGGGGAGCAAGGGCCACCAGGTCCGCAAGGTGAGCCTGGAGCACCAGGGCAGAACGGTGAGCCTGGCAAGGACGGCACACCTGGTGTGCTGCCACAGGCCAAGGCCTTCGCACCTGGTGAGGTGCACTATCGTGGTGACGTGGTCACCTGGGATGGCTGCACCTTCCAGGCCAAGCGCGACACCGCAACGCAACCGCCATCTGACAGCTGGACCTTGCTGGCTGCAGCCGGTCGCAATGGGCGTGATGCCAAGTGGCCAGAGGTGAAGGGCCTCTATGCCGAGGCGGCTGAGTATCGCTGCCTGGACATCGTGGCCAGTGACGGTGGCAGCTTCATCGCAGTGCGTGACAAGCCAGGTCCGTGCCCAGGTGATGGCTGGCAGATGATTGCGCGCCAAGGCCGCCGAGGGGGGCAAGGGCCGAAGGGTGATCCTGGAGCACCAGGTGCACGCGGCCAACCAGGTCCAGCAGCTCCTGCCATTGCAAGCTGGCGCGTTGATCGTGACGAATTCCAGGTTTTCGCAGTGATGACAGATGGCAGTGAAGCACCTGCCATGGAGCTGCGTGAGCTGTTCGAGCAGTACCAGATCGAGACTCGCTGATGGCCGACATAACGGTGAAAATCCTGACGCCTGCCAGCAGCTACGCGCTGCTGACACTGGCTGAGGTGAAGGGCTATTTCGGAATCACCGACACCTCACAGGACGTGCAGCTGCAGGCTTTGATCGACCAGTACAGCGACACGATTGCCACCATGTGCAATCGCGTGTTCGGCAAGGAGAAGGTGCGCGAAATCTGGCGCGGCAACACGCCAGTGTTGGACTGCAATCGCATCTACTTGACGCGCTACCCAGTCGCCAAGGACGAGGACATCGAAACGATCCTGGCTCCAGGGCTGGCCGAAACCGGCAGCTGGGAACTGGACAATGCGGAAGGCAAGCTGCTGCTGTTCGGCAGCTATGCTGAGCCGGTGCAGGTGATCTACACGGGCGGCTACAATCTGCCAGCCGAAGCACCTCCTGCACTCAAGCAGGCAGCACTGCTGATGATTCAGAGCGCCCGCGTCCAGGGGGCGCGTGAAGCTGTGAGCGGCATCAAATCAATCGCGCATCGCGAAACCCGCGTGCAGTTTTTCGATGCTCCTTCAGGCAGCAGTGACTCCGGTGGCTCACCGATCAAGGCCATGGGTGAGACAGTCAACGCGCTGCTTTACAAATACACGCGCCTCTATGTTTAGCTTTCATCTGGACGGCCTCGACCCGCTGCTCAAGAAATTCGACCTGCTGGAACGCCGCTATTCGGTGTTTCGAGAGCAGGACTGGCAGGACGAGTTCATGGCCTGGCAGGGCGAGGACCTGAACCGCCGCAAGCCATGGTCACGCACCAGCCGCTACGGTGGTGCCAAGGAGCAGCGCGTGTTCACGCTGCTGCAGCCGCGCGGCAGGAAGCGCAGTGAGGCCCAGTGGCGTGCCAGAGCTCGCCGCGCTCGCATCCGTGAAATGAAGCTAAAGGGCATCGTTCCAATTCCGCGCATCATCGCGCCGAAGGAGCACCAGCCGAAAAAGTTTTCTGCCAGTCCAAAGCATGCCCGCGCGCCGCGCGTGGTCGGCACTCGCAAGCCGATCCTGCGCAAGGTCCTGCAGGACAAGCTGTACGAGCGAATGACCAGCTTCGCTCAGGAGGTTTTGAAATGGCCGAAGTGAGCTGCACACCATGCCAGTGAACCTGAGCGTGCTGCTGCAATCACCAGTGTTCGATTTCTACGCCGTGCCGTGCACGTTCGTGCCGCTGGCATCACAGCCAGGCATGCCTGAGTACGCAGGGCGCGGCATCCTCAACACCTATTCGCTGGACGTGCCAGCCGAAGACGGTTCGATCTATTCGGACCAGCGCACCATCCTCGACATTCGCATCAACGAGTTCGCTGTGCTGCCGCTGCAGAATGACCAGGTGATCATTCCAATGGATTGCAACGAAACGCCGAAGGGCACTTACCAGATCATCGACAGCTCTGACGATGGCGGCGGCCAGATGATGCTGACCATTCGCAAGGTGGAAACCAAGGATGGCAACTGACACCGAGCAGAGCTATTCGCTGATCATCCGCGACGTGTTTTTCGACACGCTGAAGGCTGATCCGTTCTTCGAGAAATGGACCAAGCGCAAGACACCGATGCTGCAGATACAGCCTGAGCATCTGCCGTACCTCGGCATCTACCTGGGTGACGAAACCATGGTGCCGGATGGCCAGGGCAACCACGGCATGATTGGCTTCATGCATTCGGCGCGCATCAGCTTCTCGGTGATGATTTCGCGCAATGATGATGCAGAAGGCGAGCGCGTCGTCGACCGGGTGTTCTGGCACATCATGGATCGCCTGTTTTGCGATCAGTACGTCATGAACATGCTGGACACCTTCAACCCGCACACCGGCATGCAGAACCCTGGCAACACCAGGGTCGAAAGCATCGAACGTGGTCAGCGCCGAACCGTGTTTGGTGTGACCGGGTTGAACAACGAAACTCCGACCGTCGAGCTGCAGTACCAGATGCAGGTCAACACGCGCACCTATTTTGAGCCTGTCATCACTGATGACCTGCTCGAAATCAATGTCCGCACCGGCATCAAGATCGGTGAGACGGAGGAGGAGATGGCCCAGCGCAAGCAGGTCGGCCTCGACCTGGTTCTGGAAGGGGCAGCAAGCAAACGAAAGGAACGGCAACATGGTTGACGTGAATATTCGCACTCCACAGCGTGCAGATCGGCAGCTGTCGGAGCGCAAGAAGCACCAGCTGGAACGCATCGCCAGGCGCAAGGCCAACCGGCCGCCCAGCTCAGTGCGTGTGGTGCCAGCCAATGAGGACCTTCGGCGCGTGCTGAAGCATCCCAACGGCATGGCCTTCCTCGCCGAAGGCGGTGCGGAATGGCCGAATGATCGTTTCACCAAGCGCCGCCTGGCTGACGGTGGGGTGACACTGGAAGGCGGGCCACCAAAACAAAAGCGAGGCAGTAGGCCTCGCGATGACGAACCCAAGGGCGCTGCCTAACCGCAGCGCCTTTTTTCTTGATCAACACCAGGAGCAACGACCATGCCCATTTCCTTCGCCAACATTCCCGCGAATATCAAAGTCCCACTGTACTGGGTCGAAGTTGATCCGAGCATGGCGGGGCTTCCGAGCATCAACCTGCGTGCCTTGCTGGTCGGCGTCATGACTGGTGATGGCCTTGCCACTCCCGACATCGCGATCCCGATTGGCAGCCAGACCCAAGCCGATGAAGCCTTCGGCATGGACAGTGAGCTGGCGCGCATGTTCCGTGCCTACTTCGCAAACAATTTTGCGAACGAGGTGTGGGGCCTGCCGATTTCTGAGCCAGTTGGTAGCAGCCCTTCGACCGGCACCATCACTGTGGCAACGCCAGCCACTGAGGCGGGCACGATCCACCTCTACATTGCCGGAACATATGTGCCGGTGAATGTCGGCTCGTCTGACACCTCGGCCAACACTGCAGCTGCAATCGCGGCTGCCATCAACGACGATGCCACCTTGCCGGTGACAGCATCTGCCACGGCAACGGCTGTCACCCTCACGTCCAGCTTCAAGAGCATCAACGCGAATGAAATCGCCGTTACGCTCAACTATTTCGGCGCGCGTGGTGGCCAGCGCACACCGACTGGCCTGGACCTGCAGCTGCCGGTCGGCGGCTTCCTGGCTGGTGGAGCTGGTCAGCCGGATTTCGACGCCGCGATCCTCAACCTGGGCGAGGAGCCTTTCGAGTTCGTCGCGATGCCATATGCCGATCCGCAGTCCCTGTTCGACTGGGATCAGGAATTTGGCTTTACCGACCAGGGCCGCTGGGGCTGGCAGCGCCAGCTGTTTGGCCATGTGTTCTCAGCCAAGCGCGGCAGCGGTGGCGACACTGGCTACAACGCCCTGATCACGTTTGGTGCTGGTCAGAACAGCGGCGTCGAGTCGATCATGGCAGTGGAGCAGTTCAGCCCCTCGCCTACGTTTGAGTGGGCGGCGGCTTACACTGCAAAGGCTCAGCGTGCCCTGGTCAACGATCCGGCCAGGCCGCTGCAAGCCTTGACGCTCAACAAGATCAAGGCTGCACCAATCGGCTTCCGGTTTGATTTCGTTGAGCTGAACAGCCTGGCCAGCAACGGCCTGGCGATTCAGAAGCTCGGCGGGGACAACCAGCCGATGATTGCCCGCGAGCAAACGACCTACCAGTTCAACATCTACGAGCAGACAGATGATGCGTATGAACTGGTGACCACGCTTGCGACCCTCGCCAAGCTACTGCGCAATCAGCGGCACGCCATCACCAAGAAATTCCCCAGGCACAAGCTGGCGAATGATGGCACCAGGTTCGGCCCCGGCCAGGTCGTCGTCACTCCTGGCATCATCAAGGCTGAGCTGATCGCGCAATATCAAATCGACATGTTCAACGGCCTGGTGGAGGACCTGAAAAACTTTAAGCGCCACCTCCTGGTCGAGCGCGATCCGAACAACCCGAACCGCATCAACGTCCTGTATCCCCCGGACCTGATCAATCAGCTGCGCATCTTCTCGGTGCTGGCGCAGTTCAGGCTGCAGTACGACCGGGGCATTGACGTTGAAATCATCGGCCCCAACCAGCCGCCGTTCAACGCCGCTTCGCAGCTCTAGCGGCACCATCACCACTCACTGAGGAGTAACGACAATGGCAGAGAGAATCGCTGGCATCGCCTTCTTGACGGTCGATGGGCAGCAGCTGGCACTGCGCGGCAATTTCACCGTGTCGCCATCACCAGTCGAGCGCACCATGCTCGCTGGCCAGGATGGTGTGCACGGCTACCAGGAGCTGCCGCGCGTGCCATACATCGAAGCAGACATTTCAACGATGCCGGGCTTCTACCTGGAGGACCTGGTGGCGCAGACCGACGTCACCGTGGTGGCACAGCTCGCCAACCACATGCAGTACACGCTGATCGGGGCCACCTGCAAAGGCGGCCTCGAAAACAACTCACGCGACGGCCAGGCGCGTGTTCGTTGGGAAGGCGTGACCTGCGAGGAAATCTCGATCTAACACGGAGGCTCCAGTGAACAACGGACGGACCCAGCAGCGTGAAGGCTTCCGCAACGACACACCTCCCACCATGCCGCCGCCTGCAGAGCCAGAGCAGGTGGCAGCACCAGCACCTGACAAGGAGAAGGCCCAGCCAGCAACGGCACGCGCTACGCCGCCGCCGACCATCGAGCCTTCCCCTGCTGAGCTGCCGCCGCTTGACGCTGACCAATGGCCACTCGTCGTCAAGCTGCTGCGGCCGATCCACAATGACAAGGGTGAGCTGCTAAAGGAAATCACCTTGCGTGAGCCGAAGGCACTCGACATCAACCGCTACGGCAACCCAGTGCGCTTCAATGCCGAAGGTGATGTGGTGCACGACGAGCGCAAGATGACGTACATGATTGCAGCTCTGTCTGGCATCCTGGTGCCGTTCATCGAACAGATGGACACGCGCGACTGGAACACCGCAGCCTACAAGCTGCGCCGTTTTTTCTTGCCCGATCTGACGGCCTGGTAGGCAGCGAGAACGACATCATTCTCGATTGCTACCGCCTGGCGCGTCACTACCACGTCAGCCCTGAAATCTTCCTCGCCATGCCGTTGAGCGAGGTGACGCTGCACATGGTGCGCACCGGCCAAGTAGATCGGGCCAATCAACCCGTCAGTGATGAGTAGGCATGCCCACTGAACGCGAAGAACTGCTGTTAACCGTCAACCTGGTTGACAACGCCTCGCAGGGCCTGGCGAAGCTGCGCCAGGAGCTGCAGGGGCTGTCCCAGGGCCAGGGCGGCCAGGCGACGGAAAAGATCAAGCGCGAAACCAGTGAGCTGTCGCGCCTGAGCAAGCAGCTCGGTGGTGAACTTGGCAACGCCACGCAACGGCTGTTTTCGTTCAAGACTGGCCTCGGTGCAGCTGGAGCTGCCATCGGCCTGGTCGGCTACGAAATGCAGCGGCAGTTCTCTGTCATCCAGAAATATGCCGAGGACCTTCGCAACATCGGCATCGCAGCACGCAACATCGGCGTCAACCCTGGGCAGTTTCGCGATGCTGTGCGGCAGATGGAAAAGTTCGGGATTGATGCTGCGACGGCAGCGAGCAGCATCAATGGTCTGGCGGGGGCGGTTGCCGACCTGCAGCGTGCAGGTTCACCGCTGCGCCAGGAGCTGCTCGAGATGGCAGGCAAGTCTGCGCCTGCGATGGAAAAGTTTATCGAGGACCTGAAAAACGCCAAGACGATTGCCGACCGGAATGAAGTCGCAAGGCTTGCTGGCGAGCGGCTGTACCAGAATGCGCTGCGTGAGACTGGCAGCGAAATCGAGGCGGCCAACCGCCGCAATGCATTGTGGGCGAAGATCGGCTACGACGCGCGAGTTGCACAGGCTGGCCAAATCAAAAACCTGTCAAAGGAGGAGCAGAGGTGGGCCGACGAGCGGGACGCTAACGCAAAAAAATATGCTGAGCAGGTCGGTGAACTCGGCAACAAGTGGGATCGCATTCTCGACATCATGAACGACCCGTTTATCGGGCCGAACAGCCTGTTCATGTCAGGCCTGAAGGCAGCCGATGCATTGCTCGGCCAGGTGCTGGAGAAGCTGCAGAAGGCTCGTGTCAACGAGGACAAGGTAAACAAGGAACTGCCTGCGCCCGAAGGCTTCTTTCAAAAACTCAATCCATGGAACCAGCGCAACGTAGATCGCGAGCGCCGGATGATGGAGCTGGAGCGCGAGGAGCAGCAGCGCATCGAGAAGGAGAACACCGACGAGCAAAAGAAAAACACTGACGAGCTGAAGGCTTTGAATGAGTTGCTGCGCGATGCAGAGGCAGCGAAGAAGCAATATCCGAACACCGGAGGCTTCCAGCCGATGTCGTTCGGTGGTGATGGCTTCGGCGGTGCCCAACTCATCAGGGCATCACTTGGCCCCAGCGGCGGCGGCGGCTACCCAGGTGGCGGCTATTCAGACGGCGGTAGCACTCCCTACGGCAGCACGGTCGGACCTGGCACCGGACCTGGAGCTGGTCAGACGCCAGCAGGTGGAGGAGCTGCAGGCAACCAAGGCCCCAACAACGTAAGCGGCAGCGACCCAGCCTCGATCCGCTACAATAATCCTGGTGCGCAGTATCCAAGCGCGCGAGCTGCTGAACTGTTCGGCCAGCAGGGCTACGGCATCATCGGCGGCGGCCACAAGATCGCGCGCTTTCTTGATCCGACGCATGGTGCTGCAGCGAACCTTGATCTGTTCGCGCAAAAGTACACCGGCATGCCGCTCGGAGCTGCTGGTGCGAAATGGACTGGGCAGCACGGCTTCGGCGTTCCTGGCTACGATCCGAAAATGATCGTCACGCCGGAAATGATGAAGGACCCGGCATTCGCCATTCCATTGATGAAGGCCATGGCAGCCAGGGAGGCTGGCCGACCGTCGCCGCTGACTGACGATCAATGGGCAGCAGCTCACAAGCTGTTCGTGCAAGGCGGTGATCCCAGCCTGGCAGCAAAGGGCGTTGCTGGCCCTGGTGGTGCACCAGCTCCAGATGCTGGCTACGTCACGCAAGCCCAGGACAAGCTGGCTGCCATTCGCAAGGGAGCACTGTCACCTGAACTGGTGGAGCAGCTGAACATCGCAGGCCAGGCCACTGGCTTGCGGGCTGTGGTCGCATCAGGCGGCCAGCGCATGCATGGCGCACCAGGTGCCACTGGCTCTCACCGCCACGACCAAGGCGGAGCTGGCGACATCGACCTGTACGATGGCAACCGCAAGCTGGATGCTCGCAACCCCGAAGATCGCGAGCGCATGGCGGCCTATGTCACCGAAGCGGTGCGCGCTGGCGCAACCGGCGTCGGTCATGGTCACGGCTACATGGGGCCGAGCCGCATCCATATCGGCGGCGGCAAAACTGCGCACTGGGGCGGCTCTGGTTGGATTGGTGATGCTCTGCGAAAGGGCCTGGCAACCCGGATGACCCCGGAGCAGAAGGCGGCAGCCCGCCAGCAGTTGATCGCTGCCACGTCAGGTGCGGCATCATTTGACGAGGCAGGCTTTGCAGGCCTGGCAGATGCCCGCGAGCGGATGGCGGCGGCGGACAATCGAAACATCACCGTCACCGGCAACGGCAAGCTGTCGGTCGATGTGAAGGCACCAGCTGGTGCTCAGGTCGATGCTGCTGGTGACGGCCTATTCGCGAAAACCGAAATCAACCGGCAGACCACGATGGAGCCTGCTGACGGCGGGATTTAAAATGGCAGACATTTTCGACATTCCTGCAATCTGGCGTCAGCGCCTGGTGCCTGCTTCATTCCGCGGTGCACGTTTTCACTGCGAAAGCAATTCGCGCGATTGCGGCCGCAGGATTGTGCAGCACGAATTTCCGAAAAAAGAATATCCGTATGCCGAGGACATGGGGCGGCGCTCCAAGACATTCGATCTGCGTGGGTACTGCATCGTGTTTCCTCACGACACTGGCGACAATCTATTCCAGCGCGATTACCGCCAGCCCCGCGATCGCTTGCGCCGCGCGCTTGATGCTGAAGGGCCAGCCCTGCTGCAGCTGCCAACGCAAGCGCCAGAAATGGTGGTGTGCGTGCGTTACCGCCTGACTGAGGAGCAACGCTTTGGCGGCTACTGCGTGTTCGATATGTCATTCCAGGAGGCAGGGCTTGACCCGCAACGCTGGGCACCAATGACACTGGACACGACCACGCTGTTGGAAGGGGCAGCCAAGCAGGTGCGTGACCAGGTGCTGCGCGCCATGAAAAATCCGACGCAACTGCCTGAGACACCGCAGCAGGGGGTGTCGGTATGAAGCGCGAGGATCGCCTGGAGGCAGCCAAGCTGGTCAATCGCCTGCTGGATGAGCTGGCGAAAACTGTGCCCGCCAGTGGCCGCGCCGGATCATATGCCCGCGCCAAGATCAGCCAGACGCGAGCGAATGCCATCGTGCTGCTGGCCACCGACACCATGGGGCCAGAACTCGATGCCTGCTTCACGCTGTCCAGGGAGGCAGGCTGCAAGCTGGCCCAGCTGGAAGCAGTGCGCAGGCAAGCTGACCTGGAGGAGCCGCGCACGCTCGGTGCCATCCTGGTGTGCGACTGCTTCATCCGGCTGTGCCTGGCCAACGAATGCCTGATCATTGCGACCCTGGATTTCGTCAGCCGCAGTGATGTTGAGGGTGTTCGTGCTGCGATGCAGATGCCATTCGAGGTTGCCATCGAAACGGCGGCCGATGGCATGGACCAGATGACATTCCAGGCCTTGATCGGCTTGTACGGCGCGACCACTGCACACCTGGCTGAGACTGCCAGGCCGCTGCCGCAAATCCTGGGCTACGAATTTTGGGAGCCGCTGCCCAGCCTGGTGGTGTCGTATCGCCTCTACGGCGGGGATGCCACGCGCGCCGATGAGCTGCGCAACGAAAACAAGATCGTGCACCCCGCATTCTGTCCGAACACAGGCCTGGCGCTGTCAGCTTGAGCAATGCCGAAGCCACAAGAAATCGCCGTGCTGATTGTGGCGGGCCAAAAGTTTGACGATTGGGAATCGGTGTTCGTGCATGAGCGCCCTGGCGATTCGTTTGCCTATTTCAATTTCACTGCTGCTGAGCGCGACACCGCGATCACCACGGCTGCTGGCAAGGTGCCACTGTGGCAGCGCCTGCAGTTCAAGCCCGACGATCCCTGCCAAATCACGCTGGCTGGCATTCCGGTCATCAACGGCTACATCGAAACCCGCCAGGTGGCCTACGACGCCAACCAGCATGGCGTGCAACTCATCGGCAAAAGTCTGACGGCCTGGCCCGCGCGCTCCAGCGTGGACACCAAGACTGGCAACTTCGACAACAAAAACGTGAAGCAGATTGCCGAGCAGCTGATCACGCCGTTCGGCGTCAAGATCAAAACCATCGGCGTGCTGGACAACGAGCCATTCCCGAAGCTGCAGAACCAGCCAGGCGAACTGATTTGGGATTTCCTGGAGCGCATCTGCCGCACCAAGGGCATCGTGCTTGGCTCAGATGCTCAGGGCAATTTCCTGCTGATTGGCGAGCATACGTTCCCGGTGCTGAGTGACCTGGTGGAGGGTCAGAACATCAAGGCCTGCCAGTGCATCATTTCAAAGCAGCACGCCTACACCGAGTTCAACGTGGACAGCCAGACGCCCGCGAACAATAAAACCAACGGCACGGCAGCCAGCGAGGTGCGCGGCAAGGCAGCTGGCACGCAGACCAATCCGCGCAGCGTGCTGATCACGCCTGGTGAGCATCCAATGAACCAGCCGCAGGCGGACAAGCGCGCCGATTACGAGTCGATCTGGCACAAGGGCACGATCATCAAGGCGAACATCACGGTGCAGGGCTGGCTGCGTGATGGCAAATCGTTGTGGAAGCCACTCGACAACGTGCACGTCTATTCACCGATGGCCATGCTCAACCAGGTCATGAAGATCAAGGACGTGCAATTCACGCAGGACAATGCAAGCGGCACGCAGACCAGGCTGGAGCTGGTCTGGCCAGGCACGCTGCGCGACCAGAACAACTGGGATTTGAGCAAGACCGACGACGTTGCAGCTCAACCACCACAAACCACGGAGGCCTGATCCATGCACCGAGCCACGCCCTTGCATTCCTCACACCGCGCCTTCTCGGCAGGTGGATCACGCTCGGTGGTCGACAAGGTTGATGACCAGCAGCTGATGCAGGAAATGTCTGGCAACTTCATGAAAAATGAAAGCCGCCAGGAAATCGAAGCACCGCAGAACTACGGATTCACTTCGGTGGTGTTCGATGCCGAGAAGGACAAGGACGGCAAGATACAAGCCAGCGCCGAAACCTTCATCGGCTTCATGGGCGGCAATCGCAGCTTCCCTGTGGCAGGTGCAATGGATGACCGGCGCCACCGCCTGTACGGCATGGAGAAGGGCGACAGCGCGATGTATCGCGGTCGCGGTGACAAGCAGCAGCTTCACCTGACACAGGACGGCGGCTTTTGGTCTGCTCCGTCGAACAAGAAGCTGCGCCTGCAGCTGGTGTCAGGTCAGAGCGAGGACAATAAAAGCGTTCACTTCGTCACCATCGAGCCGCTGGAGGCAGGCGGCCAGCCGCAACAGCAACGACAGGACAAGCGCGGCCAGAAGCCGATCTACAAGGACGGCCAGAGCAGTGAGCAATACCTGGAGGTGTCAGGCGGCGAGAGTGACCTGGCCAACAAAAACACTTACCTGCGTGGGCAGGGCAAAAAAATTCTCGTCCATGCCGCTGATGACCAGAAGGTGTACCTCGGCGCGAAGCGTGGCGAGGCGAAGTTCTCCAAGGTGATGACAGAGGACGGCCCTTCAGAATTTGTCCTGGCGAAGATCGGCTGAGCCATGGCCGACCGCGAGCAAGTACCCGACATTCGGCTCGTCCAAAACAACGCATTCCCGAAATACTCAGTCACGGTTGATTGGTCACTGCTGCCTGATGGCACGCTGGATGACCGCCAGGCCCTGGCCACTGCGGTGATCGTGGCGCTCGGCACTGATGCCCTGGCCAGCGAGGATGACATCCTGCCTGACCCTGACAGCACCGACCGCGCTGGCTGGTGGGGTGACATGGATGCCGATGTGATTTGGAACGGCTGGCCGATTGGCTCCAAGCTGTGGCTGCTGCGCCGCTCCAAGATCACGCCAGCTGCAGCTCATGAAGGCTCCATGCTGGCGCGCGTTGAGAACTACATTCGCGCCTGCATCCAGCCATTCGTGGACCGCCGCATCGCTTCTGATTTTGACGTCTGGACCACGCGCGTAACGGACCAGCGCATTGACGCACTGCTGCGTGTCTATCGTGGCCCGTTGCCCGCGATTGAGCTGCGCTACCAGGTCCTGTGGGATTCAATGGTGGATTAGATGCCCTGGGAAACACCGACATTGCGAGAGGTGCGAACGCTGGTTCGCGACAACGTGCGCGCCAGCCTGCCTGGTGCAGATGCCAACGTGCCGAACTCAGTGCTGCGGGTGCTGTCCGACAGCCAGGGTGCGTTGTGCCACCTCACGCTGCAGTACGTTGACTGGCTCGCCCTGCAGCTCCTGCCTGACACGGCAGAGACAGAATGGCTCGACCGTCACGGCGAAATCTGGCTGGTGAATGCCGATGGTTCGCGCGGCCGCAAGGAGGCCACGCTGTCACAAGGCTCGGTGTCTTTCACTGGCCAGCCTGGCCTGGTGGTGCCAGCCAACAGCCTGCTCGACTATGCCGTGGTCGATCTGAGTTTTGAAACACTGGAGGATGCCACGCTGGGCGATGCTCCAGCTGTGGTGCCGATCCGCGCGCTTGATCCTGGCAGCTATGGCAACCTGGTGGCGGGCACCAGGCTGGCGCTGCGCTCGCCGCCTGATGGCGTGGACCACCAGGCCACGGTTGGCCCGCTGGACCTGTACGGTGGCACCGACACGGAAACCGATGAGGACCTGCGTGCCCGCGTGCTGCGCAGGATCAGGCAGCCGCCAATGGGCGGCGCGCAGTACGACTACGAGGCCTGGGCGCTCGCAGTGCCTGGTGTCAGCAAAGCCTGGGCGGTCGGCAACGAAATGGGCATCGGCACTGCGACAGTGCGCTTCCTGATGGATGAAACCTTGCGGCCGCCTGATGGCTGGCCAACGCAGGAGGACATCAACGCAGTTGCTGACTACATCGACCAGAAGCGGCCTGTGACGGTGAAGGATTGCTATGTCGTCGCGCCAATCCGCCAGCACATCGACATCGACATCACTGAACTGGTGCCCGACGAGGACGAAACCAAGTTTGAAATCGAGGCCAGCATTCGCGCCATGCTGAAGGATCGCGCCGCGCCTGGGCAGACGATCTACGCAGCCTGGGTTTCCTTCGCGATCATGAATGCACCATCGGTGATTTCATTCCGCCTGGTGACGACGACCGATTACGTCATGGCCTCACCAGGCCACATGGCTGTGCTGGGGACGATAAGCTATGTCTGATCGCCATATTCGGCGGTCTGGTGACGACTACCGCGATGCCCTGCTCTCACTCCTGCCCCAGGGGCAGGCCTGGCCGAAGGCCCCAGGCTCCACGCTTGAGCGTTCGATAAATGGGCTGGCGCAATACTGGGGCTTCGTTGATCAGCGCGCAGCTGACCTGCTGGAAATCGAAAGCGACCCGCGCAAGACCGCTGAGCTGCTGACGGATTGGGAGCGCAACTGGGGCCTGCCTGATCCTTGCTACAGCGCGCCGACCACGGTGGAGCTGCGGCGCATCGAGCTGGTCAACCGGATGACACTGCTCGGCGCGCAAAGCCGAGAGTTCTACAAGTGGTTCAAGCAGCAGATCGGCTTCACGATCACGATCAGGGAATATCGCCCGTTCATGGTCGGCATGGATCGCTGCGGCGACAGTCGCGTGTATGGCGACGGCAGCAATCCGATGTTTCACGAAAACTTCGTGCGCGGATATTTGCCGATCTGCAATCCGCACGGTGAGCGCATTGCAGAAGGTGAGCTGTCGGAGTGGCCGAACTACGGGCTGGGTCCTCCAGAGAATCGCTACTACTGGACCGTCAACGTCACCGAAGCAGGCCTGCTCTGGTTCCGCTGCAGCTCAGGTCAGTGCGGCGTCGATCCTCACCTGCGCATCATCTACTACGAGGACATCGACTGCATCCTGAACCGCTGGAAGCCAGGGCACACACAGATCGTGTTCGACTACTCGAACCTGTCACCGAACGATCCGATGGCGGGCACTCCGTAACGAGGAAGCATCATGAAATACAATCAGCCTTACGGGGTCAGTGACCCGAACGCGCCCTACATCAATGGAGATCCGTCACTCGGCCGCGCTGGCTCAATTCCACCAGCTGCGTCCATCGAGTATCCGCAACGCGAGCTGGTGAATTACTTTGCCGACAGCGGGCTGACACCAGACAACGCGGACCTGCATCAGCTGTCGCGGGCGCATCAGTCACATGGCGTGATCTATGCGGTTGACACCTCCAGCACGGTCAACCTGGTGACGCTTTCGCTGACGCCGCCGCTGATCACTTACTACTCCGGCCTGACGGTGTGGGCGCTGATCAAGAATACGAACAGCGGCCCAGCTCAGGTCAACATCAATTCGATGGGCGCTCTCGCCATCGTCAGGCGCGGTGGAGCTGCACTGGAAACCGGCGACCTGATTGCCGATTCCAAGGCACTGCTGACCTATAACCAGCGACTCAACAAGTTCGAGCTGTACGGCACCAACTACGCGCCAGCCTCTGGTGTGCAGTGGCCGGTGATGACGCAGAACATGCATCTGTACGTCAACGCCGCGACCGGCAACGACACCCTGTATGACGGCACGACCGCAACGATTTCCGGCGTGCATGGTCCGTTCAAGACCATCGGGCGAGCGATCACTGAGACATGGAAATACGGCCCGTCTGTTTACACCATGACCATCCATGTCGCGGCGGGCAGCTATCCTGAATACGTTGCACCACCGCAGGTGCTCGGCCCGCGCGTCATCATTGAAGGCCAGGACAAGACGAACACGTTTATCACTGGCGCGAACAACGCCAACACGATCTGGTGGGGAGCTGCCAACCAGGTCACGGTCAAAAAGTGCTGCATATCGACCGGCGTTTGGACTGCTGGCAGAGGCACGCCGAGTGCCTTCCTCGCGTATAACAATGCAACGATCTACACCGAGGACTGTGCAACAGCCTTCGTTGATGGTGCAGTGTTCGGTGCGTGGACCGGCCAGGTCTATCCAGGCCAGCACACCTTCAACGCCAACAGCCAGTGTGATCAGGTCCTGTCGGCGCTGTTCAATTCCATGGTGTACATCCTGGAAGGCGTGACCTGGACGTTTTTGGGTCCGCTCACTTGCGCCGTGTTTGCTGCAGCAGGCAGCGGCGGCAACTGCGTCGTCGGTGCAGCTCCTCCGTTGCCAGTGGTCAGCTTCGTCAATCCTGGATTTGTGACCGGCCAGAAATTCAGCGCCGACGCCAACGGCATCGTTTACACCGGCGGCCAGTCCGTGAACTTTTTTCCGGGCACCGTCGCCGGAACGGCAACCCGCAACGGCTGGTATATCTGAGGAGGCTGCACCATGTCCTTTCTGCCCTTCACCTTCAACGTTGCCGACTGGTACTGGGCCATCGGCGGCAGCACCACCGAAGTCTATTCATCCAAGCACAATTATTACGTCCCGATTGATGACGACGAGTTCGATGCCTGGCGCAACGCGCATGCCAACATGCCTCCGTACAACGCCGCTGACGAGGCGGAAATCTGGCCGCAGCTCAAGGAGGTTCTGCCGTGGTGGACGTGGGACGGCACCACGTTTTCCTATCCTGGTCCTGGTCAATACAAGAAGCCGCAGCTGCAGAACTACAACGTTGAGAAGCGAGCTTATGAGGTGAACGGCGGCATGGTTGCCGCTGGCATCCCGGTCAGGACTGATGAGTCCTCACGCGGCTTGATCCAAGGCTCTCGTGCATTGGCGCTGGCCGATCCTGCCTTCAACACGAAATGGTACGGATCGGACGGCAACTTTTATGATGTTGACGCGCCGAAGATGATCGCAATGTCGGATGCGGTCGGTAAGCACACCAACGATTGCTACAAGGTTTTCGAGAGCGTCTATGACAGCGTGATGGTGAGTGACGTCACCACCATCGAGCAGATTGATGCCGCATACGCAGGTCTGTGATGGCCATCGTCAACATCACCGTTTTCAACGATGCCGATTTCTATCGCGGCTTCATCTACAAGACGCAGGACGGCGCGCCGGTCAACCTGACCGGCTCTGCGTTCGTGATGAAGCTGCGGCGGCGCGCTGAAGATGCGACCGTGTTCCTTTCGCTGTCCACGGATCCCGGTGAAGGCATCACGATCATCAGTGCAGCTGGTGGCGAGTTCTCGATCCTGGTCACGCAGCTGCAGCTGCTTGAGCTGGGCCTGGGCACTTTCGAGCAATCGCTGGTGATGGATCAGAACGGCCTCAAGCAGGACATCTGGCACGGCGATTTCATTGTGAATGCGGGGCCGTCGCGATGACCACGGTTGTAGCGGGCACTGCACCTGGCAACATCGAAATCATCCAGGAAGCTGGCGACGAAATCACCATCGTTGCACCAGACCACGGCCTGCCTGGACCACCTGGCCCACCTGGTCCGAAGGGGCCGATGGGGGAGATTGGCCCGCAAGGAGCGCAAGGCAATACAGGCTTCCCAGGGGCACAAGGTCCTCCAGGTGTAGCAGGGCCGACTGGACCGGCTGGGGCACAAGGCCCGCAAGGCGCGCAAGGCATTCCGGGGCCAACTGGCCCGCAGGGCATCATCGCGGACCCACCATCAGACGGTCAGTATTACTCGCGACGCAATGCTGCGTGGTCCATCTCACCTGGTGGATTGCTCGACGCAGCAAATGATGGCTTCGCCTACGGTCGCCAGAATCAGACCTGGCAGAAAGTGTTGCCGCTCGCAGGCGGCACACTGACCGGCAATTTATTTCTCACGCCTGCCACTGGCATCGGCCAGATCAACATTGATCCGCAGCAGGCCTCGCAGCAGGCAGTTCTCAACCTTTGCCAGTCAGGTGTCGCCAAGTGGCAGATCGGAAAGCAAACTGACGGTTCGTTTTTTCTTTATGACGTGGCCGGGGGCATCGTCCCGTTTTTCATCCCCACTGGCGGAAGCCCCACGTTTCAGCGACCGCTGAACCTGCTCGGCCAAAACCACATCGCGCACCAAACTGTGGGCGCGGGGCTTTGGTATGGCACCGATGCCGCGCCTGATCGGTTTTTTGTCGGCACTGATCCGACAGGTGATGTGTTCCGCATCTTCGCTGCTGGCATGGGCAGCAATGTCGTTACGATCAACGGTGCGACAGGGCTTGTCTCGCTGCTGGGCGGGCTGACCGTCCCAGGTGCACTGACTGCTGGCTCCCTGACCATCAACGGCGGAACGCTCACCTGCTCAGGTGCCTACCTCGCCCTGTCCAGCCCTGGCGGCTTGTCGTCATTCCATCTTGGAGCTGGCGACAACTATTGGCGCGGCACTGTCAATTACATTCAGTCGGCGGATGGGGCGACGACCTTCGCAACGATTGATGCTAACGGCGTCAATGCGCTCAGGTACAGGGCCGGGGTCGGCACTGACAGCGTTTTCGGTGACGTGACTGCCGCGCGAGATTCCAACACCGGCGTTTATCATTTCGGCACCTCGAAAGCGCGCTACCTCTATTTCGACGGCGGACAATTTCAGCTGGCTGGCGGGTCGCTTGTGCTCAGCGGTGCACCGAGCGTCGATTCCCATGCTGCCACCAAGCTGTATGCTGATCAGACAGCGGCAGCTGCTGCAGCTGCAGCGGTTGCTGGCGTGCGGAGTTTTTCTCAGACTGCCAACATTTTTTTGAATCCAGTGATGGACGTGTCGCAGCAGTTTGCAGGAGCTGGTCAAAACGTCCCTGCGAACACGATCATGTATGCCCAGGATCAGTGGCAGGTGGTCACCTCGGGAGCACCTACCGCCACCTTCGCGCCGCAGGTTGCCACCAATCATGGCTACGGCATCCGCAGTTCGCTGGCAGTCACCAATGCGAACACCATCGGCACGCCAGCCGCCGCCGATATTTGCTGCATCCTGCAGCCGATTGAACATGCGCGCCTGGCGATGCTGGGCTGGGGCCAATCACAAGCTCGCCCCATCACGATCTGCTTTTGGATGTGGTCGAGCTGGACTGGCAATTTTCCGATCAGCTTCCGCACCTACACGGAAGGCAACGCGACCGCACAGCGCAGTTATGTCACAACGGTCAACCACACTGTCGCGAGCGGCTGGCAATACCACACCGTCACCATTCCAGGTGATGCCTCCGCGAGCGGTCACCTGACGCTCAATCCATGGTCAAGGTCTGCATCGTTTGCCATCACCCTGATGGCGGGCACCAACTGGCAGATCGCGCCGAACACCTGGGCCAATACCGGCAACGGTCTTTCGGTTGCTGGAGCTGTCAACACTTTCGCGATTGCAGGCAGCACAATTTATGTGACCGGCTTCGCGATGTACCCAGGGACGGTCGGGCCAACGCAGGCGCAGTTGCCGGACTGCATTCGTGGCTTCGATACTGAACTGCAGCTGTGCCGCCGCCATTTCGCGGCAATGTCGAATTGGTATGCCTACGGCTACGCACCTGCCGCTCAGTTGATCGGCTACGGCTTCCCGATTTCGCCAAACATGAGAGTCGCGCCTGCGATGACAATAACCGGTGCAACTTACGCCAACGGCTCTGGCCTATCGCTAGGAGCCTCCTCAACGAATTCGTTAGTGGCGACCTGGACCACATCGGGTGTTGGCAGTTCATCGGTCCAATTCACCGCTCACGCCAACGCACGGTTTTAAGCAAATGAACATCGGCCCGGTTGAGTACAGCTACACCGACAGCGAGCGATGGGTGATCGCTGTCGTCAACGGCATCAAGTGGGAAGGCGTGGACCTGCAGGGTGATGTTGAGATTGCAGATGCGGTGCGCGTCTGGATCGCCAAGGGCAACACGCCAGCTGCATGTTCAACCGGGCGCGAAATGCCGCCTGGGTTGATGCCACAAGAGACACCGCCGCCGCAGCCGAAGCTGAAAATACCGGCGCCATACCAGGAGCCGAAGCCCCAGGCTGAGCAGCCAAAGCGCAAGAAAAAATAGCAATGCGCACCGTAGGCGTGGTGGTCCTGCTCGCACTGGCGACCGGGCTGGCGCTCCATGTCGAACCGCGCTCACAGCCGCTGTCGCGACAGCTCACGCAATGCTTTGACGTGCTGACCAGGCTGAAGGTCCGCACCACCATGCTGGCCGCGCTGGATGCAGCCTTGCAGGAAAGCATCGCGAAGACCTTTTCGGTCTGGATGTCGGACAGCAAGGACCAGCCAGCACGCGCTCACAAGGGAATGCAGAACGCCATCAGCGCCTACCTCTATGCACGCGATGAGGTGTTCGCCTGGAATCCGCCGCTGTGTGAACCGCCACAGGAACAAAAGCAATGATCCGCTTTGACCGGAAAAAATACTTCGACAGCGTTCGCGCTTCGCTGTTCTACGGCAGCATGACTGATGACCAGGTTGATGGTCAGGAAGCCATCCTGCTGGGCTGGGAGTTACTGCAGCTGCGCGGCATGAATACTGATCTGCGCTGGCTGGCCTACGCGCTGGCGACGACGATCCACGAAACCGCCTCGACCATGCAGCCGATTGAGGAATACGGCCAGGGAGCTGGTCAGCCCTATGGCGTGCCCGATCCTGAAACCAAGCAGACCTATTACGGGCGCGGTTTTGTGCAGCTCACCTGGCGCGACAACTATGCCCGCGCCACGCGCGAGCTTGAGCTGGCCGATGAGAATGACCTGGAATGGCATGCACACCGCGCGCTTGAACTCATCATCGCAGCAGCGGTGATGTTTCGCGGCATGAGCGAAGGCTGGTTCCGCACCGGCAATGACGGCAAGCCGCAGACGTTCGCGCGGTACTTCGATTCGGAAAGCGATGATCCTTATGGCGCGAGAGAGATTATCAACGGCGACAAGCACATCGTGCCGGATTGGTCTGGCGGCGTCAGCATCGGCAAGCTGATCGAAAACTACCACGACCATTTTCTGGAAGCCCTGGAAGCCTCCAAGATCGAAACGGAAGCAGCATGATCACGAAGGAGCTGCTGACTGCTGCACTCGATCAATCGGTCACCAATTACTTCGAGCATCTGTTCACGGTGATGATGACCGACACCACAACACCAGGCGGCCTGGAGCGGTTTAACGCTGGGCTGCAACGGCTCATCAAAGCCGAAGCTGACGTTTCAAAAATCATCAACGGACTCGATCTACCCGACGAGTAACAGAAGGAGCAACGACTATGGCTGTGAACTATGCTGCATCGTTGAAGTCGTCCCGCATGGCGGCTGTCATCACTGCGATTGACGTGAACGCCGCGCCAGCCAAGCTGGAGATCGGCACTGCTGGCATGGCGCAAACTCTGGTTTCGATCACGCTGGGTGATCCGAGCTTCAGTGAAAGCGGTGGCGTCATCACCATGACCGGCGTGCCGAAGTCTGGCACTGCGACGCAGAGCGGCACTGCTGCGGCGGCCCGCATCCGCGACGGCGGCAACACTGATGTCGTCACTGGCTTGACGGTCGGCACATCAGGCCAGGACATCAACCTGAACTCGACCTCGATCACCAACGGCCAGACGGTGACGATCTCCAGCGGCACCATCACGCACGCCGCTTAAACGGGAGGCCACGATGCAGAAGGAAACCGAAAAGCAGACTGAGCTGCCCGAGATAATTGGCACGATCAACATCGTGGAGCGGCCTGATATGTTTCCGACGGTGAAGCGCAAGCCAACCGAGCAGCAGCCTGAGCCGCCGAAAATCCCGCCTGCATAAGCAATGGCCTTTGGCGGTGAAGTTTCGCTCGGCGCTACTGGCAGCACAGCGAACAATCAGACCACGCTTGACCTGGCAACCGCCGCTGCCATCGCGGCGGGCGAATTTGTTTGCGTGGTGGTTGCTGCAGACAACATCGCCAGCGGCGGCGATGACAATGCCTGCAGCGGTGTCACCCTGGGCATCGGCGGCCAGGCGCTGCTCAAAGCCACGCAGATCGCCAATGCCGTAGCAGCTCAGGGCGGTGCCTCCTGCTCGATCTGGTATGGCGTGGCCACCAGTGCCCTGGCCTCTGGCGGCACCATCCGCGCCACGTTCGGCAGTGGCACGCTGGTTGATGCTTCAGGCCTCACTGCCAGGAAATGGACCATCGCAGCTGGCAATCTTGTGCAGATCGAAGGCACGCCCGGCCAGCTGGTCAACAATACTGGAGCCGACCCAGGTTCGCTGAACGTTACCACTGCGAACATCGAATGCTTGCGCGTTCGCGGCATTGCCAGCCAGGTCGGCAACAATACGAACCTGACACCCACGGCGAGCTGGACTGCCTGGGCCAACGGCAACAGCGCCACCACCGGCACCACTGGTGAAATCTGCGCCCGCGCCGAAAGCCGGATTTTCACCGGCACAGGTGCAGCCTCTGATCCCACCTATGTCAGCGCGATCTACGCCAGCGCCTATGTGGCCTTCAAGGAGGTGCTGCCGGAAATCACCGGCACCATGGATGCCGATGACCTGGCTGATGATTTCACCAGCGACAGCGGCCTGGTCGGTCTGCTTGGTGCCCTTGCTGTTACTGGACTCCCCGATACTGCTGCACTCACTGGCCTGGTCGGCCTGCTCGGCAGCCTTGCTGTCACTGAAAGTGGCCTGGACACCTGCAGCTTCGTTGCTGCCGTGTCCGACACCATCCCCGGCATCCTGGCTGCCAACGAGGACTGGTCACCGCGCCGGCCGATCCTACTGCTGCACAACGATGGCCCCGATGGCAGTAGCACCTTCACTGACAGCAGCGGCAATGCGCACACCGTTACGCCGCAAGGTGCAGTTCAGATCGACACCAGCAAAAGCAAGTTCGGCGGCGCATCGGCCATGTTCCTTGAGCCAGAGGACTGGCTGCAGCTGGATGGCCTGGCGGACTTCGCGATAGGCACTGGCGACTTCGGTGTTGACACCTTCGCGCTGATCGGCGGCTACGACAATTTCAATTTGATCGACTGGGGCGGCACTGGACCGAAGCTGACGATCACCTCGGACGGCCATCTGGCCTATTCGATTGGTGGCGTGCAGAGGATCACTGGCACCACGCTGCTCAGTGTCGATGTGCAGTACCACGTTGGCATGCGGCGAGCGTTAGGTGTCACGCGCCTGTTCCTCGACGGCGTGCAAGAAGGCAGTGACTACGTTGGCAATGAAGCCATCACTGTGAGTGCGGGCTATCCGAGAATCGGGACGCGAACCTAATGGCCTACGCAGACCTGGTTCATCAGACCACGACCAGCACCGGGATCGGCAACCTGACGCTGGTCAACGTCAACGGCAAGCGCACCTTCAATCTTGCCTTCGGTCCAGGCGGAACAAACGTTTTCGATTACTACATTTCAAACCGCGATGCTGCTGAATGGGAGCGCGGCAAAGGTCACGAGGCCAGTGGCGCTCTGGTGCGCGACACCGTGCTGGCCTCCTCGAATGCCAACTCCGCGGTGAATTTCAGCGTCGGCACCAAGGACGTCACGCACGATCAGCCAGCCAATGAAAGGGTGAACAAGACCGGCGACACCATCAGTGGTGCGCTGACTGTCAACGGCCTGTTCACACCAGCTGGCGGCATTGCAGCCAGCCAGACGCTCAAAAGCGGCGGCTCTGGAGCTGGCTTTTGGTATGACGGCTGGACAACTGCGGGCCGATTCTTTGTCGGCGGTGAGCCTGGTCAGGACACGACCTGGCGGGTGTATTCGGTAGCGGCAGGCGGCAACGTCCTCATCTACGATGCTACGGCCCGCACCTGGACGATGGGTGCGGAGCATTTAACTGTCGGCGGCACCATCAACGTTGGCCAGAACGTACAGCTCGGCAATGATATCACTACGTCAGCTCTCGTAGTCGGCACGCTCGGCCACAAGATCGGACGCCGCACCAGCGACGGCTCGATGCTGATTGGTGGCGGCCAGACCAATGTTGAAATCCTTAATCCGTTGATCGTTGCTGGTGATCCAGGCACCGCATTGCAGGTGGCCACCAAGCAATACGTTGATGGCTGGATCAACACGCGGTTTCCAACAACTGGCGGCTCACTGACCGGCGCGCTGAGCCTGCCTGCTTGCACGCAGGACATCGAATACGCCGGAATGTCCGGCCAGTTGCAGGTGTTCAGCAACACGCCAACCGACACCTCGATCACGTTCCATAGAGGCGGCGCGTTCGCCTGTAACTTTGGAATGAAGTCGGACAACAATTTTTATTTCGGCGGTTGGTCATTCGGCGCAGTCTCTTACAAACTCTGGAGCACAAGAGATTTCAACTACACGCCGCTGAACAAAGCTGGTGACACGATGGGCGGCCCGCTCACTCTGGCCGCTGATCCATCAAGCACAATGCATGCTGCCACCAAGCAGTACGTGGACAATGCTGGGTCGGGCAAGGCGGCCTTCCGCGCTCACAAGAATGGCGTCGACCAGACCGGCTTCGCGGATGGTGCGTGGACTGCGGTTAATTGGCCCAATGAGAACTTCGATGTGGGCGGCTATTTTAACACTGGCACAGGCGCGTGGACGCCGCCTGCCGGTACAGTGTTGCTAACGGCAACCCTGCAATTCCTTGGCACTTATGGCGCAGGGGCGGACTGCAACGTTGCGATCCACAAGAACGGCACGGTGATCGCAAAAGGCGCGGGCGCAACATCTGCATCATTTGGGCAGGCGACCGTCTCTGTCGTTGACACCTGCAATGGCACTGATGCCTACACGGTGTACGCCTTCCCAAACGTATCAACAGGCACAGGAACCGTAGCCGGTACGGTAGGCAACACGCATTTCAGCGGCGTCAAACTCGCCTGACCTAAAGGCACACCATGATCGGCGGATATATTGGCAAGCCGATTGGTGCGACGACACAGGTTGCTTCGACCGGCGCGCTGATCGTCACTGAAGCTGCAGATGGTGCAGCGATCAATGGCACGGTTCGCTGGGTTGCTACGCTGGCCGTCACTGAGCTGGCAGATGGTGCAGCCTTCAGCGGCTCAGTGGCGTGGCTCGGCACGCTCGCTGCCACGGAAGCCACCAAGGACACGGCGAATGTCACCGGCACGGCGGCCTGGCAGGCACCACTCGCCGCGACAGAAGCAGCAGACACAGCTGCGTTCGCTGGCACGGTTCGCTGGGTTGCGGTGCTGGCTGCAACCGAAGCCAGTGACACAGCGGCGATTGTCGGCCGCACTCAAAGCACGCTCTGGCTGGATGAGCTGCGCGTCGTGCCGTTTGGCGCGGCGACGGTCGCGCCTCCTGGTTCTGCCTACGCGCCGAATGCTGACACTGCTGCATTTGAAGGCTTCTTCGCGGTCACCACGCTTGGTGATCTTGCTGCGACAGAAGCTGCTGCAGACATCGCAACAGCCAGCGGCACGGTGCACTGGCTTGCTCCGCTGGCAGCCAGTGAAGCCGCTGACACGGCTGCAGCAGCTGGCACGGTCACCTGGCTGACAGCTCTGGCTGCCACTGAGACTGGCGACACTCCAGCCTTCAGTGCCCAGGCTGCCTGGCTGGCCACGCTGGCAGCCAGTGAGACTGGTGATGCAGCTGCACTGAGCGGCACAGTCCGCTGGGTTGCTGTCCTGGCTGCCACAGAAGCTGGTGACACTGCAGCCTTCAATGCCCAGGCTGCCTGGTTCGCCACCATGGCAGCCACCGAGGCTGCAGCAGATGGTGCAGCCTTCACTGGCGATCTGTGCTGGGTTGCCACGCTGGCTGCCACTGAACTGGGCGACAGCACAGCATTCACTGGCAATGTCGCGCACCTGGCAACCCTGGCTGCCACTGAGGCTGCGGACAGCTTCGCGATCGCGGGCCAGGTGGAGTGGTTCGGCACGCTGGCTGCTCCTGAAGCCAGCGACACTGCCGCAGTCCCCGGATCTGTGGCCTGGCAGGGTGAGCTGGCCGCCACTGAAGCTGGTGACACTGCCCAGTTCGACTATGTGCCCGCCGCGCTGTGGCTGGATGAACTGCGCGTCGTGCCGTTTGGCACAGAGGCCATCGCGCCTCCTGGTGCAGCGTATGCACCAGCCACCGATACTGCCGAGTTCGCAGGTGGTTCGCAGGATCGGGTTGCGGTTCTAGCAGCCACCGAAGCCAGGGATGGTGCAGCCTTCACTGGCCAGGTCCTGGTTGCTGGCACGCTGGCAGCCACGGAAGCTGGTGATGCTGCAGCCATCAGCAGCCAGGTGCGCTGGCTTGCCACGCTGGCAGCCAGTGATGCAGCAGACAGTGCAAGCTGCATTGGCCTGCTCGGCCTGCTTGGCACGCTCAGCGCAGCTGAAGCTGGCGACACTGCAGCCGCCAATGGCCAGGTGGCCTGGTCAGCTGTCCTGGCAGCCAGCGATGCTACCGACATAGCGAGCTCCACCGGCCAGGTGAACTGGCTGGGCACGCTGGCTGGAGCTGAAGGCCAGGACACTGCCAGCTTCCCTGGTCAGGTTCGCTGGCTTGCCAGCTTCGCTGCAACCGAAGCTGCAGACACTGCTGCCAGCTCAGGCCTGGTGCGCTGGCTCACGTCCCTGGGGGCCAGCGAAGCCGCCGACACGGCCAGCTTCGACGCGCGGGTTGAGTGGTTCGGCAGCCTGGCTGTCTCTGAAGCCAGCGACAGTGCCGCGCTCACTG